ATACCTCCTGTGTTCAGTCACCTAACTCTGTGAGGTTATCATGTATCCAGCCCCGACCGTATCGGCCATTATCGCCGAGCACGTCTCCACAGTCTCGTCTGTGCCGCCAAAAGAACGCCTTCAAATTCTAGCAGATCGGATCACCGATCTTTCGTATGCTAATCGTCAGTGCAGTCTCGTTCTGAACAAGGACTATTACTGCTACGTCTATTTGGATCCGCGTAAGCCGGGCAGATTCAAATACAAACTTCCTTCAGTCAAAATAGTCAGTTTCGACTATGAGCCGTATTACGTTGGTAAAGGAAAAGGTAACCGAATCAATGGACACCTGACCGAAGCCAAGCGTTCTAAGAAAACGACGCGCAAGTTGAACATCATACGAAAGATTCAGGCTGCCGGCTTGGAGCCGATACGCATAGCGACGCCGACAAAGGTAGACGAAGCGTTGGCTCTGGCTTTAGAGATAGACCTCATAGCCGGTATAGGTCGTCATTGTGATGGTATAGGTCCTCTGGCTAATCTGGACTGTGGTGGAAACGGCATACCGGGCCATCGACATACAGAAGCGCACAAGTGTCATATGAGTCGCATCCACAGAGGAAAGCGCATGTACGAGATGACGGATGAAGTGCGGGCCAAGATTAGTAAGACACTTACAGGAAGATCCGGGCGTAAGCACACCGACGAGGCAAAGCACAAAATGAGTGTGGCGGCCAAAGGTCGAAAGATGTCGGAAGAGTCCAAACAGATAAACCGTCTCGCACACTTGGGCATTCCGAACACTGAGGAACAGAAAAAGAAAATCAGTGCGGCGATGAAGCGTATTGCCGCACAACCGAATTCATACACAAAGATTGAGCGCACCTGTGACAGATGTGGAAGATCGGGTCGAGGACCTGGATTTCAACGCTGGCATTTCGATAGGTGTCGGCTAGAATAGGAGAGCAACATGGCTGGTCTTAAACCAAAGGATCAAAAGAAGTGGGACTCGCTGCAAGATCAAGGCCAGTCCCACATCGATAAGATCCTGAGTGGCAAGAGCACCGAGGCCGATCTGAGCGCCCTGTCCGCGATACTGAACGAACAGCATGAGCTGGCTGGTCAGATATTCGATCAGGGTGTTGAGGACGCGGTGCAGACTACCAACGCTATCGTTCGCAAGATCGATGAGGAGCGTCAGGCTCAAGGCAAGAAGCCCCTGTCAGAGAAAGCGCAGGACCGTCTGTTTGAGAAGACATTCAAGGACGTGATGGCCAGCGCTATCGAGGACATTCTGGGGCAGGTCCACGATGAGTTCGAGAATCAGTCGAAGGAGATACGCAACAAGGTGACCGAGGCGCTTGAGCGCATTCGTAATCTACCTCAAGAGCGTGTCGAGCGTGCGCCTGCCCCAGGTGAAGTTGCTGCAACGCCTGAGCAACGCTCGTTGATGGAGCGCTTCATACAGGCTCACGGACAAGCTCCTGAGTCTGGCACAGAGCGCCGATCCCTCATGGACCGCATGCTTCGTCGTCGCACCACCGAAGACCAGCAGCGTCGTACGATGATTCAGGTCATCAAAGATGCGGCGACCACTGCAAAGGACAAGGTGAGCGCCCTCTATGATCGCATTCGCGGTCGTAACAACGATGACGACGAAGACAAGAAGGCGGGCATCTGGATGCGTCGCCTCAAGTCCATCTTCGAGCCATTCAAGAAAGGACTCAGTAAGGCAAAAGCAGGTGGCGGCAAGTTGGCAAACATCATCAAGCTACTTGGTGGTCCGCTACTTGCCGCCTTGATGAACCCAAAGCTGATTGAGTCCATTACCGACGCAGTGTCCCAGTATCTGAACTTCGATCAAATATCGAAGTACGTGGACAACATGTGGACCGAGGCCAAGAAGATGGGATCGGACGCACTGGACGCCGTGGTCGAAAAGGTTAAGGCGTTCTTTGGCGGAGGCGACAAGAAAAAAGCAACCGTACCGAAGCCTGAGACTAAGGTAGATCCGCTCAAACAGAACACGCAGACCGGGCCACTGCCGAAAGAGATCACGCCCGCCGAAGCGAAAGCTGACCTGCCGCGCCGTGAGTCGCAGTTGGAAGCTGCCAAGGTCTCCTTGGAGCGTGCGAAAGCCGCGTACAAGTCTAACCCTACTCCAGCCAACAAGAAAGCTGTAGAGGACGCCCAGAACACTGTCAACATGCTGACCCTAAAGGTCACACAGTTCAAACAGCGTGCAGGTGAACAGAAGACCGAAGCCGTAGCGCCAACTACCGCCGCTGAGGTTCCAGCATCAGCGACGGTTCCGGCTCAGACTACTCCTGCCGAAGTATCAAAAGCTGAGGCGCAAGCCGCTGTGTCTGGCGCTGCCCCAGGCGAGATCGCAAAGCCGAGTCCGAGTACGTCTCCAAGTGCTGCGGACAATGCTGTGCAGACGGCTCCGATATCTCCGTCGCAGGTTCTGTCGAATTCTAGCGCTGCCCCACGTACGGAAGTTATTGGCGACATGCCAAAATACGTGCCGGGCAAAGCCATCGAACCTCGCCAGGCCGAAGAAGCACAGACGGCGGATCAGTCTAAGGGCGGCGCTGCTTTGGCACAGATCGGCATGGGTAGCTTTGGCTTTGACTCCAATGACTCGGCAATGAATATCCTCAACCTGGGGATGCTGACTTGATGAGGGTATCATGAAATACACGCTAGACCGCTTCAAGCGCAGCAAGTCAAAGGACAAGGTTCCGGACGATGCGGCCGAGGGTGTGGTTGCCGCAACCCAATTGTCCACATGGTCCGGTCGTCTTGGCCGCCTGCTTGATAAGCTGAGCAAAAAGAAGGATGCACAAGACGAGGCCAAGGCTTCGATTGTGCATCTGATGGGCATGGCTGTTAAAACCGCCGAGGAGGATGAGGACAGCGGCATCATGAGCAAGCTGTTGAGCCGCGTGCTCAAATTCATTGGCAAGCGTGTCTTCAAGGCCATCGTTCAGCCCATACTTCGGTTTGCTGCGCGTATGGCTATGAACATTGTGCGGATCGCAGCACGCACGCTGCTGCGCTTCGTCATTCTGCCGGCCATCGAACTGGTGGCCACAGCGCTGACTGCCCTAGTCGCCACGCCCATAGGACTTGGCATACTCGCTGTAGCGGCCTTGGGCGCTGGTGGCTATATGGCGTGGAAGAAATGGGGCGGCGGTGCTGCACCAGAGATCGTTGAAGTCGAGGAGACAGCACCAACCGGTGCAGTGGTCGATGGACAGGCAGCACCCGAAGTAGCTCCTACGCCGGAGCCACCAAAGACTCGATTCGAGCAAGCAGTAGAAACCGTAAGGCAGAGCGCGCCGGTGCAAGCCATCGAGCGCGTCGTCGAACGTCCAAAAGTATTCGTTCCAAAGAAAGGCTCCAAGTTCCAAGGCTTTGGGGACGAGATGGACAGCTATATCCACGAGACGGCTGTCAAGTATCCGATTCTGCCCGAGCCAGAGCTTCGAGGCTTCATCAAGATGGAGGCCGGCTGGACCGGCAATATGTCTCCAACGGGTGCAATCGGTACTGGTCAGTTTACGGCCGGCACCTGGAATTCCTTGATATCGAAAGGAGGCGCGCAGCTTGGCATGACGCGCATCACTGGTATCTACGGCGAGGAGAAGGATGAGAAAGGTCGTCCGATCAAGCCCCACATCAAGCCTAATCCAAACGGTAACTTCCGTACTGAGCAGGACCCGCGCTTTAATCGCAGAATCAACACGCTTGCCACTGGCCTGCTTGCTTCCGGAAATGCAGAGATGCTACGAAGGGCAGGCATTCCGATCACTGGCGCCAATCTCTACATGATGCACAACATCGGACCCGGAATCATAGACGTGATGAAGGGACGCAGTGCAAGCGCCAGTACAATCGACGCTATGCGCAAGAACGGAATGACAGGCGCTATCAACACTCCTGAGAAGTTCCTACAGTTCCAAAAGGGACGCTATGAGACGGCGTATCAGGAAGCGAACACAACAACCGAACCCATTCAGGATGTGCCGCAGATGGCTCAAGGTAAGACGCTGGAGCAACAACCCGCCAAGACAACTGCGGCCAAGACCAGCAACAAACCTGTAGTCGCTGCGACTCCAAGTAAACCACAGACGGACCTTGTGAGAGGTCCAAACAATTCCCTGGTGAGGCTATAATGCGTATTAACAATCCGGACTATCTTGTGATTATCAAGCAAGTCCCAGACCCAAAGAATCCGAGCATCGCAGGAGCGACAGTGCAGGCTCCTCTGCCTGATACGCTGGCCTACGATACGGCTTCTGAATACAGCACGCCCTTTGCCCAAGGCATGCTGAGCCAAGGTGCGTTGAGCCAAGCGCTGTCCTCCGCAGGTGTGCGCGTCACCACGCAAGCGATGACGGCCCAGCTGTGGCAAGGCTCGACGGAGAACGATATTGGTCTGGAGCTGGAGTTTCAGACATACGATGATCCCGACAAGGACGTTCGTCAGCCGGTTCTGACCCTGCTTAAGCTGGCGGCCGCGTCTATCGATACGGCCACGGGTCTGCTGCAAAGCCCCGGCCCTAGAATCTCTTTGGAGGACACGGGCAAGATTTTGAGCAGCGGTGGCTCCCAGTTGGCCAACAGCGGCAAGCAGGTGTTGAACGCAAGCGCCGCCGCCATTGGCTTCAAGGGACGCCTGAACGTGTCCAAGTTGAATGCGCAGACAGACAACTTGAACTCCAATCAGAAAGCCAACGTCACGCCGACCGCTGTAGAGAACGGGCTCGGCGGTGCGCAATACTGGAAGTCGATTGTGCGGAACCAGATCTCGATCCAGATCGGTAACTACGCTTTCTTTGATAGCGTGGTCATTCTGAATGCTCAAGAGACCAAGAGCCACCAGATCGATTTTCGCACCGGCCTGCCGCTGCACTCGAAAGTCAACCTGCGCTTCAAGCCCCTATTCCTCGTGACCCAGCAGGATCTCGATCAAATCTTTAGCGGAGGACAGCGATGAGCGTATCCAACGATTACGATTACACGCGCTTCACCCCTCTGGATAGCAGCGGTGAGGCTTACGATCAATTCAAGAGCGCGTACAAGAACATACGGTTTGCGTTGCCGACGGTTCAGACCGTCACTGTCAAGGAGTCCGACATTGGCAACTTAGCTGGCCTTGCCTTCCGTGTCTACGGCGACGTTTCGATGTGGAGGATGATTCTGGCCTTCAACGGTCTGCAGGATGCGATTCAGGATATGTGGGCCGGGCAGATACTGAACCTACCAGCAAAGGCCGCGGTCATTGCTTATCTGAACGAACAACTGCACTCGCAACAGCAGACGTTCACGATCTGACGAGGAAATCATGAGCTATATCGTCAACGACAGGATCGAAGTCAGTATCTTTATCAACGATGTGGAGTATCCACTGGATGCCATCAATCTCCTGAACTGGCTGCATATAGCCACTACGGTGCGCCATTCCCTGCCAGTTCTGGGCTTTCAGATAGACGACGTACAGCACGTAATAGACCGTATAGGCCTGCTGGATGGGGCTCCTATACGGGTCGTAGTGAAGCCTAATGGCAAGAACAGTAGAACCTACGTGTTCCGCAAATTCAACAGTCAGCGGGTCTTTACTGGCGAGAATTGGCGGTGGACCATCTACGGCTACTGGGATGCTCCTCTGTACTGGGCGGGTACCTCGGTCAAAGCTTTGGAGGGCACGGCGTCCAACGTGTTGCAGGAGATCGCGTCCACGTGTGGCCTGAAGTACGACGGCCCAACTACCAATGACAGCCAGATCTGGGTGCCACGCAATCGCACTTACAGGGCATGGGCCAAAGACATTGTGGCTCACACATGGGTCTCCGACACCTCGTGCATGATCTTTGGGGTAGACCTCGATGGTACTATGCGCCTGCGTAACATCAATGATCTGCCTGAGCCTCAAGTCAAGATCGTGGCCTACACGTTTGCCGAGGACGCGCTCACTGCGTCCGATGTAAGCCTGAATGCTTCCAGCGGCCTGAACAATGCGCTGAGCGGCTACAACAGCATGCGGGTCAGCCAGTCAGTGACTGCGGACGAGACTCAAATCTTCTTGGAGGACTTGAGCTTCACTCCTGACGTGAAGAACCCACATTACAACCAGCAACTCAAGACCGAGCTGGAACGTGGCGCGGTACGCTTCGGACCCATCGATTGCGGCAACGTCCACGAGAACTACGAGAAGGCAGACTATCAGAACCTGCGCTATCGTAATCTGTTCAGCTACGGGATTGACGCCATGATGATCGACGTGAACGACATTCTGCTGGGCGATAGGGTCAATCTGGCGATCCAGACCGAGACCACAAAACAGGACGTGCCCAACAGTGGCGTGTACACCGTAAGTGGACACGCAATCTATGTGCAGGGTGCGCAGTATCAGGAAAAACTCGGCATGTGCCGACACGGAACGAATGAGGTCCCACAATGACGATGAACTCGGTGAATGACCGCTTGCAGGAAGCAACGGCTGATGATAAATACGACGGAGCCGTAATTGGCGAAGTCGTGGTGAATGACGACCCGGTGGGCATCAGCCGTATCAAGGTGAAGATCCCCAACCTGCTGGACTCGGATCAAGGTCCGATCCCCTGGTGCCTGCCATCAAAGCACAGCCCTTTCGGCCAGGGTCCGGGCTACGGCGTGTACGGGACTCCTGCTGTGGGTAGTCCCGTACGCATCAGATTCCAGAACGGTGACCCCAGCTATCCCATATACGAGGCCGACGAGTATCTTGCGGCTCACGCCAATCCGAAGTTCAAGGATCCTAAGACCTGGGGCTACAAGGATCCGGGCGGCTCTGAACTCTGGGTGAACTACGAGACCGGTGCTTGGGAGTGGACTCACCAGAGTGGCGATAGCATCAAGTACGATGGTCAAGGCAACGTTGAAATCCACGACGTAGCCAACTCGAAAACAACTATCGACGGCAACGAGACAACAGAGACCAAAGGAACGTTGACTGAGACAGTGACCGGCGCTGTGACTACCGAATACAAGTCGAGCCTGAATTTTACTGTAGTAGGAAACGCACAGATCAACGTCCAGGGATCGCTAAACGCGCAGGTAGGCGCAGGCGCCACCCTGGCTGTCACTGGCACGACCAACATAACATCGACCGGATCCGTTAACATCAGCGGCTCCTCGGTCAATCTGAATTGAGAACAGCATGAGCGCCATAGCCCGACTAGGAGATACATCAAGCCACGGCGGTACCATCATCTCCGCGTCCTCAAACGCAACTTGCGACGGGCGCGGCATAGCGCGTCAAGGCGATATGCACCGATGTGGTATATCAAGTCACGGTACTACGCCACTCACCGCCATAACGGTCAAGACGTTCGTGAATGGCAGGCTGGTAATCACCGTGGGGGCCGTAGCGGGATGCGGTGCAGTCATCAACTCAGGCAGCCCAAACAAAAATGCGGAGTAAATAATGCCACTACCAACTTCATACGAGTTGTCCCTAACGGGGGCAACCTGGGTTGACGTGTACACGCGAGTAACGCAAGGTCCTCTGCCAGACCGCCTTCCCGACTCACTCGCTATAACACAGTCCAGCCTGTACAATCTATTCAACTGCCCGATCGGGGCCAGAGGTAAAACGTTCCAGCCTGAGTATGGTTCGGAATGGCTTTACTTTTTGCAAGAGCCCATAGATGCCATCACCGCGGCAAAAATGCGCATCTCGATGATACAGGCAATTCAGCGCTGGGAGCCACGCATCCAGCTTGACTATTCCAAGACCTCCATCGTACCCAACTTGAACATACCGGGGTACGAAGTGCGCATCTATGGGACTGACTCGCTGACCAAGCAACCTCTGGATATTCGATTCCAAGAAACCGCAGGACCAAACACATGACAACCGACCTCACCATACCGGCTCAGGCCGTAGACTTCAACGACTTCGTGGAGTCATTCCAGTCCTATCTCAACAACGTTGATGTTTGGAAGGGCACGCTCACGACACAGACCTCGCAGACCTTGGTTGAACTCGTTGCCGCTGTCGGCACCTTCATGGAAGGCCGCAACATACGGACTGGCGACGACGCATTCTCCGAGACTGCGCAGTCGGACTCGGCGATTCGTTCGATCACTCAGATGCAAGGCCTGCGCATGACCCGCAAGCTGCCATGCGGCCTGCCAGTGACAATGACCTCGTCCTTGGGCGTGGCTCAGACTCTGGACCCAATGACCCAGTTCATGATCGGCGGCCAGTATTACTTCAACCGCGACCAGATCTTCCTTGATCCGAATACGCCGCTGAATACCACGCTGTATCAAGGTCGCATCTTGGCCTTTGGTATGAGCGGCCTGGGATCTCCGCGCCAAACGTTCCTGACCAACGACGACGAATTCACGGTCAGTGACCAAGACGTTCGAGTGTTCATCAACAACACGATGATTCCAAAGAGTTTCGGCACATTGTGGAACTACAAGAATCTGCCGGCCTACGCGGACCTGACGACTTCGGACGGTCGCTGCCTCATCGTGTTTGGTAGCGAACTGTATGGCTATACGCCGCTGGTCACCGACACGGTCATCATCCAGTACGCGATCACCAGTGGCGCAGATGGAGCGAACGTCACGCTGGTCAACAAACCTCTGACGGTTGATGGCCATCCGGAGATCACTGGCAAAGCCACCGCGAACCCGACTGGCGGCGGCGACGAACAGCCGATCCAGACCTACAAGAATCTGAGCAGCGGCGCGTTCGGTACGTACAGCAGCGCCGTGACCAAGTCGCAGTATCTGGCGACGATTGGCACCTATCCGGGCATCGTCGACTCGGTGACCCAGGCCCAGCGCGATATCAATCCGATGGCTCTGGAGTGGATGAATGTCATCCGTATCAGTGCCCTGACGACCACTACGTGGACTCAGGCTCAGCAGCAGGACTACATCAAGTATCTGCAATCGGTCACGATGTACAGCACGCGCTTTGTGTGGCAGGACGCGATCCCCGTGTTCCGCGATATCGAGGTTACGGTCTACTGCTTCAACACTGCGGTGCTGACGAAAGTGCAGGCCGACTGCGAGACCCAGATCCAGAAGCTGTTTGCGCCACGTGCCGGCCTGCTGATGACCAACTTCTACAACTACGATCTGGAGAATGCGTGCCGCCTCGCTGGTAAGGGCGCCGTGTCGTATGTGACGGTTCAGAATCCTGTGGATCCAATGATCGTCACCGTGCCGCCTTCGCCAAACACCGAGTACGAGATCATCACCGGTGCCGGCACTCTGGGCCAACTGATGTATGCCTACGGAGTCAGCGTGGTCAACGCTGATGGTGAAGAAGGTCCTCCAGCCAACTGGGTGTTCCCACAGGTCACGAAAGCGATGGGCCCGAACAACACCATCAAGATCACGTGGTTGCCTTTGCAGGTCGCTGCCCAGTACAAGATTTACGGTCGTAAAGCCAACGAGGTGGGACTGCTCGGCACTGTAACTCCCGGCCCTGGTGTGGTGCTGGAGTTCATCGATGATGGCTCTATCGTGCCGGGCGTGAAGCCACCCGGCACTGCCGACGTTCCGATTCGCTACAACAAAATAGCCTCGCTGAAGGTCAACGTGCAGTTTGCGGAACGCCAGCAGCGTATTCAAGACACACCAACTCGACTCGCCTGACCATGATCTACACTCACCAACAGGGGAACGTCGTCTTCGTAGAGGAAGCGAGTTCCCGAGAGGAGGCAGTGACGCGCCTTATCTCACGCATCGCACGGGTCCCGCGCGGCGGGATAGATATCGTTGAGTGTCCAGAGCATTTGGTATCAATTGCGGAGGTCCGTGAACTCCTGCATGGCTACTCGAACGCGGCTAAGCTCGGACCGAGCTTTAGCCCTACACGCTGGAACTTTGATAAGAGGAATGAATAATGGAATCAGCGAAAGAAAGGAAGCGGCTGGGCATAACGGTCCCGCGCTCTACGCTGCTGCCGCCCTACATGATAACGAATCCGTACTTCGTTGCGTACACCGACGCAATGGATGCCGTATACGGGCCTACTGTGGACGCACAGCTGCGGACCTTGGAGAACATTCGTAATATGTGGGTCCAAAACCCGGAGACCGAGACCTATGTGGATGAGGGATCCATCATCCCGAAAGACACGTGGTCGTTCCCCGATCGGGATCTCGTTGTCAAGCAGGTGAACATGCTTGGTCTGAAGCTACAGACTGCAGGCGTCGTGTCCGACGATGCGTACCAGACGATCAGTCGCTTCGTCGGCATCTACTGGTTCGAGAAAGGCACGCAAGCCTTCATCGAGTTCATCAACTACTGTCTGTCCTCCGACCTTAGGGTGTTCAACATGTGGACCCAGGACTACGAGGAGTTCTACAACGAAGGCGATTCGGCAATCGGGACTCCGATCTGGGAAGGCGGCACGTGGTACCCAACGACCCACGTGACTATCGAAGCCAAGGGCGGTCTTAAGGGCCTGGACATTCTCACGCTCCAACAGTTCTTCTACGAGATTGCGAACTACAATCTGGTGTTAAGGGCCATCGATGCGAACTTCGATATGTACATCGTGCCTGATGTGCCGGGTGCCACCGAGGCCAACATCGTGGCCGTAGCCATAGTTGAAGATCGCCAACTGGTGCTCTCCAACTTCGTGAACAGGGGTGCATTGCCTCCGCCGATGCATGAGTCGGAGCAACTACCATCCACGTATTACGCGATGCAGGGCGCAAGCCCCGTCATCGGCGATCACTACTTGCTTGCACAGCCCACTGGCTGGACTTACATCGATGACGCCCTGACCATGAAGGTGCCGGTGTACGATGCTCAACACCAGACGGATGCCGAAGAGGCAGATATCGGTGTCAAGCTTCTGGGCAATCAGATTCCGAGCAATCAATTTAACTTGCTCTATGGGCCGATTCAGTGGATGAAGGTTCCGGGCTCGACGCGCAGTAGCGCACGCATTCCGTACTACACCACGAATCAATACACCATCCAAGACGGTGTCAGCGTAGCCGCAAGGGCTGTTGGCATTCAACGCACTAACCTGCTGGTCAACCCGACGGGCTTCTTCCAGCTCGCTCCGGGTCAGTGGGTCCCATACTGGTAAGGAATAAACATGGCAGATCCAATTCTGTATTACAAAGCCATCATCTACAAAGATGCGGTCCATCGCCCGCTCGGTACGAACGAGCGCCTGAGCGGAGATTCGATACCGATTTCCGCGTTCAACGGTAACCAGATCAAGCTGCTCAGTGACGGCCTGTACGTCGGCCCGTATGCGGGCAAGACTGTCTACTATCTGGATGCAGTCAACGGCATCGACGCTCCAAACAACGGCGACAAGGCGACGCCTTTGCAGACCCTCGACTACGTGATGCAGCTTATCAGCGACCTCAACGGCGGTTACTTTGAGTCCACGGTTGTAGTTGCGTTGAAAGCAGGTCAGACCTTCACCTACAGCAAGGTGATGAATATGGCCGGCGATATGACCATCACCTTCTGGGGTGATCCAAAGTACGGCGACTTCGATAACCCACGCGTCGTCGGCCTGATGGCAACCTGGGTGCCCGTCGATCTTCAACGGCCGATCATCAATATTCAGCTGGATCCGACTAGTGGCGGAGGTATCGCCTGCTGGGTCTTCAACCCGCCGCGCAGTGGACGCGTTCCGCGCATGACCTTCAGCGGTGTGCGCTTCAATCTGCCGACCGGCAACTATCAGAGCGGCCAGGGCGCCATTCTGGTTGCCAATCAGAAGACCAACGTCTCTCTGGTTTTGGAGGGCACTATCATCAATGCCAACGGCGACAATTCCACCTACGGCCTGATCTCTGTGCTGCCATCGGCTGTGGCCTATCTGTATCAGTTTGCATCGCAACTCAGGGTCGACAACATACTGATTGGTGCGAATCCAACTCCGCCTCCTACGCTGATCCAGCTGCAACGTCGCAAGTGGTTCATCAAGATGCACCCGGACTTCTACCCGACGGAGCAGACTGGCTACGATCCACTGATGCAGCACGCAAGCCCAGGCAGCGGTCTGATGAATCTGTCGTGGACCGACACGTTCACCGCCACCGACGCGAATAACAACACGGCACAAGCCACGTGGCCGACGTTGGCCGACCAGAACTTCGGCTTCGGCAACTACGTGAACATCCTGAATCGTGACAACCAAGGACGACCGCTCAACATAATCAGCGGTCGTCTGTTCTAACTGAGGCCCACAATGGCAGATCCAAACGACTTCAAAACGCCGCAGCTTATAGTAACTAACGCGGGCCTGGCCACGGCGCAGACTGCAACTCCAGTCGGCCCATTCATTCACATCGACAAGTTCCAGATCGGTAGTGCTTATGGCTACACGCCGACCAAGAACGATACCGACCTGAATGGCGACCTGCTGTTCGAGGGCGCGCCTCTGACCTACAAATATGTGGGCGACAACACGCTGGACATTGTGTGTCGTCTTCCTGCGGAGGCCGGCCCGTTCGAGTTCGGCGAGGTTGCGCTGTGGCTTGCTGTTGACGCTACCCATCCGACCCCGACCATGTTTGCGAAGGCAGCATTCGCCACTCCGCAGATCAAGTACAGTTCGCTGGGCACCAACGTGCTGTCGACCTATACCTTCAACTGCCTGTTGAAGCTGGATCAGGCCGTCGCTGTGTTCAAGATCAACACCAACTGCCTGCCGCCTGATATCTGGGAGGTCGATTACTGGTCGGACGTATATCCTGCCGGCATTTCGGCCAACCCAGACATTCCGTCCATTCTCGTACACGAGCCCGACACCTACGGGAACTCCACGTTGATCGTGCAGTCTTCGCCAGTCTTGTGGTCAATGGCCGGCAACTATCACTGCGTTGGACGCGGCACTGTTCTGGCCGCAACCACGACCTCGGTGACCTTCGCCCAGTCTGAATTGCCGAACGTGAACGACGGTACTCTGGCCAATGAGTATGTGCTCTCATTCGCAGATGGCTATCTCAGGGCCTGCACCTCGGAAGCTCTTGTGGGTAGCAATATTCGCTTCACGTGGACGACGCCGCTACCTGTGGCTCCTCCAGTTGGTAGCAAGGTGCTGCTGAACTCGATGCTGACCAATCAGACGAAGCTCAACATCACAGGCGGTGCAACGGGTTCGGCAATTATCAAGGGCAGCAAGGTTGACTTGAATCTGTCAATCGACAAAGCAGCAGCGCTGGCACGTTCAGCAAACTACACGACTGCCGGCACCTATTCGTTTGTCGTTCCAGATGGGGTCAACTTCCTGTATCTTGATGGCGGCGGCGCAGGCGGCGGTGGCGGTGGCGGTGGCGGCGGCTTCCCGACAGAAGACTGGCCGTATATGCTCAATCCTCCCACCCCTATCGGAGCGGATGGTACCAATACGTATTGGGCCTATCGGGCGGGTGGCGGTGGCGGCGGTGGTGGTGCGGGTCGAACAGTCAACACTATGGTGCTGGCTGTTACTCCAGGTGAGACCATCACTATCGTTGTTGGACAAGGCGGCGCTGGCGGTATTGGCGGCGCTCCTGGGACGAGCGGTGCTAACGGCGCGAACGGAGCTGCTACTACACTGACTGGCTCGTTCGGTACTATAACTATCGACGGTGGTACGGGCGGTAACGGAGGCGGTGGGTACGGAGGTACCTCAGGACGTACGGGTGACGGCGGTTTCGGTGGTACCCCAGGCGGCGTTGGCGGTATCGACGGACTCGTCGGTGCTTCCGGTGGCCCAGGCGGCACTTCAGCCTTCGGTACTGGCGGTTCTGGTGGACGCGGTGCCACGAACGGTCCGGGTAACAAGGGAGCCAACGGTAACAGCGGTGATGGCAATGCAAGCGGCGGCGGTGGCGGTGGAGCGTGCTATGCAGCCACCAGCGTAGGTATTGGCGGCGACGGCGGCAATGGCGGCGATGGCATTGTATCGCTGACCTGGTAATCCTAAGACGCACAGACCAAAAGAAAGGGAGTGTCCGAACGTTCGGACACTCCCTTTTGTCGTCTTAGGTCGCTCTGTTACTGACGAAGTTCAGATTACCGCGCACGCGCTCGGTGTTGAGATTGGTGATCTTCCATGCTTTGTATTCCGTGTCCAACACGGCCAGCTTGTTGATCGGGAACTTTACCCGCGTAAGATCTGGCAGCACACCTTCAAAGATCACTACGCTGGACGTCGAGATGACGATGCGCTGAAAAACCTCGCCTGGATTCGACTGCCAGACTTGGGCCGACTCCAGCTCAAAGTAGGCTTCCTGCATCGATGCTCCGTCGGCCGAGTACAGAGCATTGAAGTTACCCAGCTGCCGCTGAACCTGATTGCGCCCGGCCATGACTCGTAGCTGTAGGCCAAAGCTTTGTGGCGGACTGGCGGGTCCGCGAATATAGTCCGTCATTGCATTCTCTCCTTGAGCTTGTCGTACTCATCGCGGCATTTGGGCCCACAAAAGGCCTTGTTGCCGCAATCGTCTTCGCACCTCGGATTATGGCAGATACCGGTAATCTCTAGGGTAGTCCTAGCTTCGGCACGCTTAGCCCTTATCAGAGCTTCGGTGCGAATCTCAGTTGCTTCCTGTCCAATGTCTCCGAAGTCCATGTTACCCCTCCAGCAGCAATTGTGGTTCTTCCATCTGCATCATCAGCGCAGCCATGTTGGGCAACACACCCTCGACCAGTTGCCCTTTCTGTGGTCCGTCTTGATAGCGTGCACCGATGGTGTTGATCTTGTCGTGCATTATCTGAATGTGTGGCACCAGATGGGTTTTGAACTGCGGGTGCATGCGCATGGTCTGGAAATGATCGTGCGGAATCGTGCCGGCCGTCAGCAGGAAGTTCTCGGCGCGCTGCTTCAACTCACCCAGCCACTCCTCTTCCTGAGATTTCTCGCTCATCTCCAGAATCGGAAGATGGGCATACTTACAGCGTGGCTTGAGTTCGAGCATGAGTTTCTCAATATCGGCCAACTCGGCCTGGGCAGCCTCGAAGTTCATGTCCCAGGTTGGAATGTCGGCTTCGATTTCCAGACGGTCGGCCTGTGCTTGTAGCGCGTCGGCCTCGGCTTGCAGAACTTCATGGGCCGGCGCCGCACGTCCTGGGTCTTTCGCTTGCTCTAGCTCGAAGTTAGCTTTGGCCTCTTTTGCTTCTGCGGCCTTCAGCTTGGCCTGCCGGGCCTTCAACTGCGACTCTGCATGGCGCAACTTGCCCTGCATATCGATCAGTTGGCCGTACATCAATACGTAGGCGCCGTCCGGAGTGGTGCAGCTGCCGACCAGAAAGTGGCGCAGCTGGAAGCCAGAGTTCTGGCGATGTGGCTTGGCGTTCAAAGTAATTCTCCTTTATTACGTGGAAGGGTTTTTGTGTGCGATGAAATTAGTAGATTAGCCGAAGTAACTCACGCCTGGAATGCCGTTCGTTGCTCCTTGCGCACCCTGAGCAACGTTCACTGGTGCAGCAGTAACCAGAGTTGTGGTATCGGCTGCATACAAATATCGGTCAAAGGTGTTCACAGCGTTGGTGGCAAAGACACCTACAACGTCATTACCCCAGGCACCCGCAGCCTGACGCGCGGCTTTAAACGCCGTAGCAGGAGCAACCGCGTCGTTGGCAAACGTGTACTTGAACGATTGCAGCACCGCATTCTGTCCTCGTCCTATGATGCCGAATTCAGCAATGGACGCCGCTCCGTTGTTTGTTGCCGAGCCGGTGAACGCAGTACCATTGGCTACACCGCCACTGCTATGGAAGTATTTGACGTTGGTCAGCGCGCCCGCAGAACCGGAACTGCCACCAACGCAGAACAGTCCGAAGTCCCTGTTACCGCAGGCGCCGCCGTTCGTGCCAAAAGTGCCCATGTTAGTGCCGGCTACGAGCGTGTTGGCCACAAAGGTGTAGATGTTGGTACCGGCCGTCGATCCGACCGTGGTCGGTATAATCCCCTGAACGTCATTTCCAGTGCCGGAGAAGAACTGCGACGCATTAATCAGGCCAGGGCTTCGGGAGGCAATCGTACTCGCGCTCCAGTTCAGGCGCTGACACAGACTACCGCCGGTGCCCACGGTGTATAGACCTTCCCACACGTTTGCGCAGCAAGCCTTGAAGGCCGTCGATGCGGTTGCACCACTGACCCCATGTGTTACAACAGAGTCGTTCGCATATGTGTATTTGTAGTACGTGGCCGCGGCGTAATAGACGCCAAACTGTCCAGCCGGATACAAAGGCTTCAGGCGGGTGGAAAACATCCCGAAGCCATTACCCGACATAGCCCCACGCGTTGATAGTGCTGGCATTTGATTCTCCTTAATAAGTTTGGCAGGCCACTTCGGAGCTGCCAAGTGTTACCCAACCCCGATGCGGGATCTAAGGCATTGCTTTTGATGGTCCTCAAGCAGCCGCAGATGTTACGCCGGCAATGCCATTGGAGGCGGCCGTTGGCGTGTTTGATGCAAATGAAAAGTTTGTTCCGTTAACCGAGGTGTCCGGAGCATAGCTCAACTTCCTGTTCTGTACATTTGATCCTGTTGGATTCGATATATTGTGGAAGATACCATAGGTCTCGTTACCTGCGGACGCTGATGCTACAGCGCTTCCGTTCACAAGCGCAATTGTGTGGGCCACAAGAGCGTTGTTGGCATAAGTGTACTTGTTATTATTTGGGGCTGTGCTGGACCCGCCAAAGATCGCCATGTCAGCATTCCCTGCGGCACACATTGTTGGGGTCTGAGTGGCGACAGGGGTTTGCGGACCTGCGATCACTGCTGCGGATGCCCAGGTATACAGGTTGGTCACGCGACCTGCATTGCCTAGACACGCAATTGCGGTTGTCGCATTCGTGGCCATCGCTCCAAAGTTGGCTACTACGGTCAAGTTAGTGCTGCCAGCCTGCGCGCCTGAAGACCAGTTGTACTTATAGGTCAGAGCCGAGGCTACTGCTGTGGTTCCGTTGGTGTTGTACAGGCCGTCTGTGGCGATGCTGGTCGCCATGCCATTACGTGAAGCTGCCAGCAGATCCCCGTTTGCTACCGAACTGTCGGCAAAATTCAGCAGCGTAAAACCGGTCACACCAGTATTGCCGGCCAGGAAGCCCCAGCTTGAAATCAGCTTCTCCGAGTTCGACATTGCGAGACCTCCGCGCTGTACCGAGGTCAGATAGTTGAAGTCCTGGGTAACGTCACGATTCAGAAAATATTTTGCAGACTGCGAGGCCGTATTATTACCGCGATTAAAAACCGCGAACGCTTCGGACGCGCCACCAGATCCGCGCATGAACATTCCGAAGCCCTGAGAGGTCATGCCTCCTCGGGTTGATAGTGCGGGCATAGTTGTTCTCCTATGAAAAGAGCGGGCCGAGGCCCGCTCTTATTGATTATTTGTACTGGGTCTGTGCTGCCAACACCACGTACACACCCGCCGCTTGCTTGATGATGGTGAACGTGTAGACGTCCTTACCATTTGCATTGCCTGCGCTTGGCGCAGCGCCGCCTTGCCACAATGGCGTAACGGCCGCACCATCGATCTGGAATGCAGTCGGGTAGAACGCCGAAGCCCCCTGTGAGGTGATAACGGCTATGGTAACCGAATCGCCCACAGCCAGCGCAGTGCCGAGCGGAGTCGAGTTAGACCAACGGAAATTGAACGTCCAGTTGGCACCTGCGTTGCTCGTGGAAAGCGTAACCGCGCCACTCGATACGTCCACAGCAGTTGGCGTCGAAGCCACAATGTTGCCCAGTTCGATTACGTTCTTGAACTTGGCCGCAGGAACAGCGACAGAGCCGTTGAAGATCTGCGTGGTCGAGAACGGCGACTGACCGCCAGTCGCTACGAGCGGCGTACCATCAGCTTTGCTGTAGTAGTCGCAACGCCAGTTGCCCGAGCCCAAACTCGTGAAGCCCGCAACGTCGCCGGCCGCGGTCGTGATGTTGGCACCACTCGGCAGTCGGAGAACAGCCGAGTTAGTCAACGTCAAGATACCTGCGAACTGCACGGTGCGCTGTGCGCCCGACACAGCAGTATCAAATGCCGTGATGGTAGTCGTACCCGTCACACTCACCGAGTTGGAGCTTGCTGCACCGATTGGCGTAGTGGCTGCCGAAGCTACGGACGCAACAGGTGCCCAGTTGAGCGCGCCGCCCATCGTGTCTCCAGCCTTGTTGACTGGCGTGAAGCCCAGTGCCGCAAGGATCTGAGCACTCGAGATCGTGCCACCGGCGGTCACACGACCTTTGGCATCCACAGTCACCGAAGTGTAGGTGCCGGCCGTCACACCACTGTTAGCCAACGTGGTAGCGAGACTGCTGCCCAGTTGACCATTGGCTGTAACGTCGCCGGTCAGTATCAGAGGCTGCGTGCCGGAGATGAAGCCCAGTGGGTTCGTAGTTCCGTTGTACGGAGTGAAGCCCAGTGCGCCAGTCACGTCTGCCGATGCCAGAGCAGCACCTGCGGTCACCTGACCTTGCTGATTCACCGTCACCTTCGAGTACGTACCGGCGGTCACACCAGTATTGGCAATGCTGAAGGTCAGGCCACTGAGGCTCAGGCCAGCGCCGGCAACGTACTGATTGGCTGCACCCTTCAGTTGACCGTAGGTGATGTTGTCGGTACCGATTACTGGGGCGGCACTGTTAGTGTTCGTCCACTGGGTCAGACCGTTGGCCGTACCCGCCAGCACCAGAACAGCACCCTTGTACAGACTTGCCGAGGTGTTGGAGTCGGACGAACGAGTCCAAGCGCCGGAGGCCACGTCGTAGATACCGTTCGTCTTAGGGTCCGTCTGGTCTTTTACCAGCACACGTTTGCCTGCTGCAACAGCGACACCATCGATGGTCTGCGTGCCGCTCAACGTCAGGTTGCCGGTCGACGCCGCATCAACAGCGCCTTTCCAGTTGGTGCCGTTCGCGGCGGCTGCAAGAGCAGCGTCAACGTAATCCTTGTTGGGTACGTCGGTCCCATTGACTGGCGTAGGTACGGACTTGATCGTGAAGCCGCCAGTCATCGTGATATCGCCGAGCATCGAGCCGCCGGCAAGCGGCAGATAGTCGGCAGTGATACCCAGACCAGCCAGAGTGGTTGCGGCAACACCGGCAGTCACACGACCTTTGGCGTCGACGGTGACGCGATTGTAGACGCCGGCCGTTACGCCGCTGTTGGCCAACACAGCAGGAATCAGACCGGAACTGTCGCTCACGCCAGTAACGTCACCATTCAGCGTGATGGTTGACGAACCGGCTGTCGATGCGATTACCAGACCACCGGCGCCGTTGTCGGTCACGGTGATATTGGTACCGGCAACAAGACCGTTCAGCGTAACCACTCCTGCTGCGGTACCCTTCACCAGAGAGGTGCCGCCACCCGAAACAACCGAGGTCAACGCCGCATTGATCTGCGAGATCACGGAAGCATCGAGATCCAGAGCGCCGGTCGATGGATCGATATTCAGCTTGGAGGACGAGCCGATCATCACGCCGCCTAGCACGATATCACTTGCGATAGGCAGGACGTAGCTCGAACCGCTGGCGCTCAGTGTGCCATCGGCGGCTACCGCCAGGCCACTGCCGATCTTCACACCACCCAAGGTGGACACGGTGGCCGCCGGCAGGGTGTAAGGTGCGGGAATGCCCGGAATGTCCGAAGCGGTCAGCGACACGTTACCGAACGAGTCTGGCGTCACACCGTTGACCGAATTTACGGTACCAGTACCGCCGCCACCGCCGCTCTTCGGAACGCGAACACCGTAGATCGCGTTGTCCACCGGAATGGTGGTCAGCGCAGTCAGTACGCCATTGCGGTAGACCACGGCGTTGTTTGGCAGTGTCACCGGCGCCTGAACTTCTGCGTAGATGAACGCATCGTCCGAGTCCACGATGATGAGACTCACAGCCTCCAGCGGAATCTGCAGGCGCCACTGTTGGGCCACAGAATCGTAGATGTACATGCCGGGATCCAGAGGACCAACCATCACATCCAAGATGAGAATACGCTGATTGGTCGGAACCACAGGCAAAGTGTCCACGAATGGCGCCATCACTTCGATGGAGTTTGGGCCGTCCTTCAGAGTGACGGGCACGAAAATTGGAATCGACATTACATCTCCTTTTGATAAAGACTTAAATTCAGTTGACCTTATACCATCGAGTCGTCGCGTGATCGTACTGCACTGTCACTGGAGTGTTTGCATTCGGCCCTGCGATACCCGGAGCCGTGGCGCCAGAAGACGCCCAAGTCACCAAGCTTCGCGTAGTCGTACTCATGATGGTCAAGATCATGCCATCTATAGCTGCACTGGCAGCTGGCAGGTTGATAGTAAAGGTTAGCCCAGCGGTACCCGTCAAATAGGTACGCCGAGCCGTGATAGTTTTGGAGGTCAACCCATTAGTGGCGTCAACCTCTTTTGACGTGTTCTGCTGCAAGCCGTAAGCAAGCGCATCGGTTGTTGGTATTTCAAGATCGGGGGATCCCGAAGCAATGGCGCGTCGGACTGCCATAGGAGCCTCCTAGTTGGAGATGAACCAGCGTGTCAGAGCATGGTGGTATTGGAATGTCACAGCCACATTCGCTGTGAGATTGCCAGGCGCTCCTGTAAAGGTTGCGCCGCTTGAGGTCCAGGTCACCGTAGCACGCGCAGCGGTGGACATTACCGTTATCAGCATACCGTCTATCGCAGCAGAAGCAGCCGGTAACGTGAACGCCGTGTTACCTGACGTGCCAGTAAGAATAGTCCTACGAGTCGTCAGTGTTTTGGCGGCCAATCCGTTTGTGGCATCTATGTTTTTCGACGTGTTCTGCTCAAGACCAAAAAGCAGACTGTCTGTATCCACGACCTCTTGCTGCACGCCGGCGACTATTACTATAGGGCGCCGGGCTGCCATGACAGATTACGCCAGAACGATTGGACGCTGCGGATCGAACGTCAACGCAGTGGCCGAGAACGCGATGCCCACCTGCTGCACGATCTGGCCACTGCCTGTCGGAGCTGTACCTGTGGTAGATCCTGGGGTAGTGGCACTCAGATAGCGCGGACCCGCTGTCAAGCCGGTCAAGTGGTTGTTGGAACCCTCGAAGTAAACCAGCGCCGTGCCTGCGGAGGCGACAGCGGCCAGCACATAACCGTGTGCTTCTTTACCACTCACGGAAGCGTCGGCCTTACGCACGTTCGGCACGCCTGCGTTGTTCCACACGTTCACGAAGTCACCGTCGGCCAGTGCTTCAGAGGCCACGATGCTGCCGGTCTCTGGCACAATACCAACAGGCATCGTCGATTGATCGAGACGGCCCGTGCCGTCCAAGATCGGAGTCTTACCCGCAGCCGCGACGCCGGCCGAAGTTACGGTGCCGTTGATGATCGTGGTATCGAGAACTCCGGAAGCGTTCAGCGCCGGAATACGGTCTGCGTCACCCGCGCCAGCGCTGGTGGTTAACGCCGCTTCTTCGGTCAGCGTGCCGGTTACTTGTTTGATGATTTTCTTGGTAGATGCAGTACCCATTACTTTCTCCTAGACAGTGATGATTGGTTGTTTCACGGCGACTAAGATAGTGTTTGGTGTTAGAGGAATCCCCACTATCAAGGAGTATCCACTAGCGGAATTGTCTTGCGTGAGTAAGCCATCTACTCCATTGAAGACCGGCCGTTCCAGATCCCAGTTCCAACTAGGCTCTACCAGCTCTCCTTCTGTTTGAATGCTCACCGGAGATCCGGCAAGCGCTGCACCCTTGCTTATTCCAAGGACGAGTTGCGCGTCGTCTGTTACAGCAGACGACGCGTAATCTGTACCACCTGCCACGGCCTTCATTACTCGGTGACCGCTCACGTCGCGTATTGCTGTCAACGTAAGATCCCCAGGCGGGGCTGGTGGCTCAGGTTGTTGCGGTGGTGTAATGACGCACCACAGGAACGGACCGTCGATTGAGGTCTCCTGAACCTGTACGCCGTTCTTGAAGACCATGGCGTCGAATGCTACTGGTACCGGGTCTTCGAGGCCCAAGTACACGTCGACGGCCGCGCCACTGATGAGTATCTCCGACAACAGAGGCTGTGGCAGGATGAAGCGCCAGCAGCGTCCGTCCATTACGTACAGACCCTGATGCAAAGAACCCACCGTGGCCGTCAGCACGTATGTGATTAGAAATCCGTCAGTCTCCACCACAGGTGTGGATCGCATCGGCGCGTAAGTCCTAGCATTGACGCCGCGCTGATGGAGATTGAGCGGAAAATAAAGCAGAGTGTCCGAGGCCATGGTTGGACCTCCGATCAGAACAGCGTGTTGGCGAGATTTAGGACAGGAAGACGTTCTGGAACAGTAGCGGCCGAGCCATTGATGCGTCTCGTCACCTCAGTGAACGAGTCTGCGTCAGCCAGCGCATTCAGGCCGTTGGTATTCCAGAAGAACGCTGCGGCGAGCATGCCGGCCTCGATCTCCTGAATCAACTGGGGAGTTTTCACCAACCGATCGTCTCCGTACATCGACTTGGAACAGGCCAAGAAGTTGTTGCGGAACGTCGTATGAATGCAGCCTTGTCCCCTGAAGTTCCAGCCGTCGTTGGTTTCTGGCCCGCCGTTGCCGTTGCGATTGGCGTACACGAAGTTGGCAAGCTTCTGCGGCTGTCGCACGTATTCAGTAGCGCGTGCCAGACTTTGGCCCGGTTTAGGATCCAGAGCGAACCGCGTCGGCCACACTGTTACCAACCGTTCAGGCGTCGAGTAGTTCAGATTCTCCTCGAACTTCGTATAGCCCTGGGTCTCGAATTGCGTCTGGGTCAAGAAATAGCGAAGACGCCGCTGAGTGTTGAGCTGGGCCTTTTCGACAGCAAGGCCTATGGCCGCGACCAGCTTGTCTGGATCGCACTTCATGGTAGGCGCGAACCGCTTCAATGCTTCTGCGGTAATCATTTGTCCTCCTTATTCACTATGAGATCGAGGAACTTGACTTCGTCCTCTACTCGGGTTATCGGATTGAGCGGATAGTCGATGGCCATGACAACAGAGAACATACCAGGCGGAAGTCCTGCCGGTGCCACAAACTTGTAACTCACTTCCGGATTGTACTTCACCCATTGAGTGGACCACACCGTGTCACCTTGGGCATCTAGGGTCTTCGTCGAGAACACGAACGATCCTAGGTACGCGTACTCTTTCACCGGCACGTCAATCACCAGCGAACTGTGTTCGGGAATACTGGCAAACTGCGGAGTCTTAGGCGGTCGAAGCGAATCGGGCTCCTCAATCTTCCAATAGGCGTATATTCCGGCAGTTGCCAAAATGCCGGCCGCCGTACCAGCACCAACAATCAGTGCTGTTACCTTCCACTTACTCCACTCTTTCATTGTGATCTCCTACCTTCAGCGGGATATCACGCACGTTTGAGCTACCGTCCTTAAACACGCGCAAGCTGTATTCGCCCGGAGGCACGTCATCAGGAATTTCGACAACGATACTACCGCGCTGCACATTACGACTTGGGGTGATGACTTGATCTGGGTACTCGTGAACCAGCTGCCCTCTGGAATCAAAAAGTCCAAGACGGTAGGCAGTAGGACCACCTGTACCAGGCGCAGGCTCGTAGGTCTGAGGTGCACGGGGCGCTTGCGCGACGCTCCGTATGTCCCAGCCGTGGCCGCCACCGTGTGCCGGAACAAGCACGCACACGGTGGCGAAGATAACACCTGGGACGCAAAATAGGGAGCTAACTCCCCAGATTGCGTCCGCGGTGGCCTTCGCCTTTTGAAACCAGATAGCCGTTGTTAAGGTAGTTAGCATGGGGAACCTCCCGCACAGGAATTGCCGTAGTCATTTTGAGTCATGATCGGTCTCCTCCTCGGGCTGAGGTGCTGGCTTGAGACCGAACTTGACCCGCCAGATGTTTTCAAATTCCGTCCACGCACGATTGCCCATGGCGCCCGCGACGGCAATTGCTACCGCACTCATCGGCCCGCGAATTTCTCGGGCTTCACACAACCAGAAGGTCAAGATCCCGATGAACCCTGCGGTTGTGATATCGATGAGGAGGCGCCCTAGTTTGAACTTTTTCATACCGTTGATATGCTTGACCATGCCGGCTACACACGCGACTCCGATCACCCACAAGTAGGTGGTCCACGGGTATCCAAGAGGGTCTCGCCAAACGGTGATGGACTCTAGTAATTTGGGATCCATTGGAGCCTCTTCGTTAATTTAAGACAAACATAAAATTGAGTCGACTCTAGTAAATAAAGTGGAAAGGAGGACTAATATGAGCTGTATTGGAGTATTCATCGATGGCCGAGCCATACGGACGCTGTTCAATTCCGAGCTGGCTCTCAAGCAAGGTCACTCTCTGGCCACCAAGCATGACTTCGGCGGTGACCCCGAGTTGGTCCGTCAGCGTGTACAAGACGGTTTGCGTCTCTCGCATCCATTCGTCACCGTGTCGTTTTGGGACCATCACGCCGAGATGGAAGTTGAGGTGCCTCCGGATGACGGTAACTACAGCCTTATGATTCACCAAGATGCGCCGATATACTCGGCGTGTATGCACTAGGAGCGACGATGACCAATCGCGTATTCTTCGTGGACGGTAACTGGTATCTGCACCGTGTATTGCACACGAGCGGTAAATCCAGCCGTCCACTCGAGGACGTACTACCCATGAACTTCCTGAGCCTGGTGCTTAAGGATGCCGTCATGGTGAAGGCAACTCATATTCTGATTGCCTTCGACGGACACAAGGTGTTCCGTTACGACATATTCCCGCAGTACAAAGCTTCGCGGCACGAGAAGTCCAAGGCCGAGAAAGAGGATGAGAGCTATAAGGACCTCTATGCAGCCCTTCCAAATATCCGCAAGCTGTGTGCCAAAGTAGGCCTTACCTTGGTCCAGCACTCCAAGTACGAGGCTGACGACTTCTGGGCATCAGTGGCCGTGCAGTATTCGGCGCTTGGCTATGATGTTGTTGGTGGAGGCAAGGACAAAGACGGCTTTGCCTTCTTGAAGAAAGGTGTAAGGCTCTATGACAGTTCGTATAAGCCAGAGCCTCGCTACATCACGGCAGAGCGCGCCGAGAAAATGCGCGGCGTCCCAGTCTCCAAGATGGTGATGCTTCAAACACTGCTTGGCGATCCGATCGATGACATTCCGCAGGTGCTGAGTCCGGCCAAGGCCAAGGCCGTATGTCTGAAACATAAGAGCGTCAAAGCCTGGTTCGAGGCCGCCGACAAGGAGACCAAGAAATTCATCCACGCCAATCAGGCCAAGCTGGTGATGAACAATAAGCTGGTGACGCTACGCAGTGATTTGGCGCTACCCGATCCAGCAGACCTCAAGCCACGTAAGAGCCGACACGAGGGTCTTGATCTGCCGAAGGCATGGTACGCGCATCAAGAACTGTGTTGGCCGAAGACCAAGGGTCTGTTCGGTAAGCGGAAATGACAAAGGGAAGGTACCCGTCAAGGTACCTTCCCTTTCTTTTGACCTACTGATTACAGAATGCCGCTGTTGCCGTTGGACGCTGCGCCGTTGCTCGTTCCTGCAGGCTGAGCGCTGAGCGCTCCTCCATTTGCCCACACTCCACTCGAATACGTACATTTGAGAGTGCTGGAGCTAGGCGTTGTGCCATTGCGAACGCTGTACACACCCTTCACAGAATTGCCGGTCGATTGGAAATTCAGAAGTGCGGTCGATGCAGCCGTACCAGCTACTGATGTGCTGTCGCTCCAGTTGTAGACACTGGTACTGGTGTTGGCAGTAGACCCGCCAAGAACCAAGAACACCGCATCTACATTACCAGCAGCGCCGCCGTTCTTCAATGATCCACTGAGGGTGGTACCGGCAACGACCGAGTCGTCTGCGTAAGCATAAACATTGGTGATGTTGGATCCTGTAGCTGCCGTTCCAGCCATAGCCAGCAGGCCGGCGTCTGGGCCACCGGCACCAGCACCGCCACTAATTGCAACGGTCGCCGAAGTAGAAGACACGTTCGTATCAGACGCAAACGTGTACTTGCGTGTCGGCTGAGCTCCCGTAAGATTAGGCACGAAGGCGCCGAACGTCGCGTTGGAGAACGACGCCGATCCGCTGCCCATGGACACACCAGTCTGAACACTTAGGTCCGTTATGGTGTCAGCCGCGTAACTATACTTGGCCATCGTGGAGCTAACTGTGCCGCCTGCAAACACGCTGGACACAGAATTACCCATGGCTGTCATTCTGTCGGCAGAGGTGCTGAACGTCTTGGCGGCTGCCGCCGTGTCAGACGCGTAAGTATAGCGCGACGATCCTACACCTGTGGTTTTGAAGATGGCCCACGCACCGTCCGGTGTTACCGGGAGTTGATCCCAGACTGATCGAAAGAATTTCTTGCGTAGTAGCATTTGTATTCCTTTCTTGGACTACGCCATAGTCACGTCTTGCACGCCATTGGACAACGAGCACCCAATCGCCGTTGCCGGACTAGACACCCAAGCCGAACCTGAGGACACTGTATCGTCGGCGTAGTGGTACTTGTTAGGCACACCGGCCGAAGAGGTGTCGAACAGTCCTGTGGTGCCGATGCCGCTGGCCGGATTGCCGAATGCGTTTATGGATGCAAGTCGCGTTCCGCCGGCAGCTACGCTATCAGACGCGTACAGGTACTTAGTCGTTGTGGTCACAGTCGACCCAATCGAGAACACACCTACATCTACGTTGCCACAGGCCGCAGCCTGGAACACGGCAGACGCGAGGTCGGTTCCAGCCGAAGTCACGTCTGTCCCGTAAGCGTACTTGTTGGTCGTGGCCGTGCCAGGGGACGAGCTACCACCCAGAGCAAACAGAGCATAGGTCGCCGAACTGACCGCGCCGCCCCTACACAAGTTGGCCACGAGTTGCGTGCCTGTGGTGAAGGCCGAGCCTGAATACGTGTACTTGGTGATGAGCCTTGTACCAGGGCTCGCTCCTGAGGTCGCGATCAAACCGAACGTGGAGCCTCCCGTGGCCACGCCGAAGTTATGAATCGCTACTGGTGCGGTCCTTGTGGCTGTGGAGTTGTTGGCCCACGTGTACTGAGTGCCCGCAAAAGCCGATCCACCGCTGTAGAACATACCAACGGTGGAGTTACTGTGCCCAATAACAGACGTGGCCGAGACGGCGAGATTGGTTTCTGCCGTCACCAAGTTTGTGGCAAACGTGTACTTGTTGGTGGCGTTCGGCACGGGAGTGGAACCCGAAATGGGGGCACTCACCATGCTGAATGTGCCGTCCACTATTGGAGTAGGCGGCATTCGGTTGAAGAACTTCCGTTTTAGGAACATGACGTCCTCACAGAATCACGGCATAGATATTCGTACCACCGTCACGAGTCCACATGATGGCAAAGTCGATGCCGCTTGTTTGGAAGTTCGACTGACCTGCACGACGATTGTTCATGTAGGTAGCGAACGCAGTGGTAAACGTGCCGTCTGGGTTCACCCACTTGAGTGCGGCCGGGAACGTGTGGGTCGCAAGACCGCCGTTCTGGATCTCCAGCTGTACCTCAGCGTAAGTACCGGAAGCAGGCCACGTGAAGGTCCAGCTCACGTTGCCGCCAGTGAACTGCGCACGCTGCACGTTTGCGGCCGAAGCAGCCACCGTGACCAACGAGCCGCTTGCCTTGGTGCCCAGATCAACAAACGTCAGATATACACCCGTAGCAGTACCGTTCACGCGATCCAGCTTGTTCGAGTCACTGGTCACAACGATATTACCGTTGGCGTCTGGGCCTGCACCGTTTACGGTCTGCACCGAGGCTTTCAAGATGCCGGAGCCATCGATAGACAGGCCAGCACCAACACGAATGCCACCCAGAGTACCTGCACTTGCAATTGGCAAGGTATACGGAGTTGCGGTCGCGCTCAGAATGCCAGAGCCGTCGATGCTAAGACCTGAGCCAACACGAATCACACCCAGGGTCGAAGCCGAGGCCACAGGAAGAGCGCTGGAGTTCCACGACAGGACACCCTGCGCCGTGATGCTCAGGCCGCTGCCGATCTGCACCACGCCGAGACTCGAAGTAGTGGCAATGGCCTGTGTCGAGACCGCGTTCCACGCACCCCACGAGTTGCCGACGCCTGCACGCCACCACATGCCGGTCGCCGTGATGTAGCGCTGCACCGAGTAGCCCGTGCCGTTCAGTACGGTCGGCACGACTTCCAGGGTTGCGACTTCACCTGTGTTGGTCGGTGCGTTGACCAAGTTGGTGGACAAGCCAGCTGCGATAGTAAATAGACCAGTCGTGGTATAGTTGTTGAGGTCAGCGTTCGACACCACAGCTTGCGGATCAACCAGCCCGATTTCGTTCGAGACCACGTTGATGTTACCACTCGCATCTGGGCCCACGCCGTTGACAGTCTTAATCGGGGTAAAGCCCAAGTCGATGACGCCGCTGCCATTGATCGTCAGATTGCCATTGGCCGGGGCTTTCACACCGCCGAGCACTGTCGTGGTTGCGATTGGCAGCGAATACGGTGCTGGCTTGTCGGTCAGGTCGTTGTAGCTGCCGGTTTTGCCGACGGTGGCGATGCCCGGAATGTCTGGTGCGGTCAGCGTGACAGCACCGGTCTTACCATTCACCGAAGTGACGGCGCCCAGTGCTGCTGGATCGACCGAGCACACGCCGGTCGTCGGATTGATGACCAGACCCGTGCCGATCTTGATACCACCCAGCAGCGACGCAGTAGCGATAGGCAGTTGCAGGCCGCTGGCGCCGTCCACACGACGGTACACGCGAATCTTGTCCCCCGCGCTAGGCACGATGGCCATAGGAGTCTGGAAGCCCAGGGTCACGGTCTGGCCACTCTGAATCGCGGTCTTGACGTAGCGGCAGATGGAGAAGTTCAGGCCGGTGCCGAACTGGAGCGCCACCTGACCGAAGAACGCCGGATTCATATCCGCCGAGTAGTCGGCCAGCGCAATGGTCACGCTCAGAATGTCAGCCGACACCACAGTGGCTGGAATCGTGTTGCCGAACTGATAGGCGTCAAACGACCACAAGCCGGTACGGTCGGTGTAGGCCATGAAGGTCGATTGGTCAGACGACGCGCCGCTAATTATATAGCTGTTAGGCAGCGTGTTGTTTACTGGCGGCAGTTGATCGATGGTCGACAAGCCGGCCATCATGAACTGGTTTGACGAATCGGCTTCGTCCACGACCATGGCGTAGTTCGCACCAACCACAGTCAGATAGGCGTCGAAGCGCACGATGTTGCCTGGATCAGCGCCGGTCTTGCGCTTGAACGACAGCGTATCGGCCACGGCCAGGGCAAACAGTTGACCCTGATACATGAAGCCGACCTCGCCGTAGGAGAAGTCGCCGACGGTGCTGTCCATCGAGATCACGTACTTGACCACGTTGGCGTTGAGCGTCACAGGCGGTGCTACTTGGCCCGTGAATTGGATGCTGCCGTGAATGTCAGTGTCGGTCGGCAGCGGAACATAGCCAGAAGCCGAACCGATCTTAAAGACGTCCAGGGTCGGGCTCGGATTGGTAGCCAGTACACCAACCGCATAATCGGTGAGTTGAAGGATCATCTCGTTTCCTTTGAACGTTGACAGTGAAAGAAATCAAATTGAGCTCCAAGAAAATTAAAAAGCAGGTCATACAGGATCTGCTGAGCGTGTACCTCGAGGCGCAAGACGTTGTAGTGGCCTCGAAACGAGACGCCTCACGCATTAAGTTCTTGCGCCCATCTCAGATGCCGTTCTGTGCCCCGGACTTTTTCATACGTCATGCAGTGCAAGGCATGGTGAGCACCCTCAATATGCTGGGTGCTTACTACACATCGGTCGGTACCACAGTCCACGAAGTGGTACAAACGTATCTAAGCCCCAGCGGCAGGTTCATTGCCGACTGGGAGTGCAAGACGTGCGGCAAGTGGCGACGTATGAGTACCAACTCGGAGTGCTGCGACGTGACGATGACCTACCACGAGGCGCTCATCAATCACAAGGGCGTCGTCGGCCACATCGACGCCATCTTTCAGGATCGCCACGGTAAGTATTGGATTCTGGACTTCAAGACCGCGACTCTGAAAGGCGCAGGGTACAAGAGCAAGAGTCCACCCGCCTCCTACAGGGAGCAGGTAGAGACCTACGCGCTGATGCTCTGGCTCCAGCACAAGATCAAGGTCGAAGGCGTGATGCTGATGTTCATACCGAGGGATGATCCAACGAAGCCAGAAGTCTGGGTCAAGCTTATCAACGGCGCACGCATGAAGATCGTGCAGGAGCGCATTCGCACCTACAAGAAACAGCACAAGGAGGTGCTGGCAGTAGAGACAGCCGAGCAGGCCATTGCACTTGCTAGGTACGGCAAGTGTAAGCACGAATACTGCAAGACCTGTAAAAGCAGTTTGAGTCTCAAGAGCCAACTCAAGGCCGCGTACAAGACTGGCGTCAAAAAGAAACACCTACCTCTGATTAACCTCTGACAGTAAATAGAGAGACCAACATGAAACGCAAAACCCTTTCCGTGACCGTTACCAAAGTAGTTCAGGCGGCGCAGTTCGAGCCCCTGACCGTTAGCATTACCGAAGTTGCTGAGCTGGAAGAAGGCGATAAGGTCAAGAAGGTCCGAGACCGTCTCTACGAGAGTGTCTCGGACTCCCTGCATGCCGTGATGGGAGAGGAGTTGAAGCGATGGAAACGAAAGTCCAAAAGTTAAAGAAGTGGCTGTGCCGTTGGCTGTGTCAGTGTCACGAACTGGCGGCCGATCAGTCGCAAGGTCCAACAACACGCGTGACTCAACATCGAGATTTTGCCCTCGAGGTATTCAGCCACGAAGGCTACGATATCGAGATGCGTCATTTCCCTAGCGGGGATGTGAGCATCAGCGCCTTTCTTAAGGGCCAGAAGTGTATAGAAGGTCTAATGAAGGTCGGCCGCGACGTTGAGTGGACCTACTTGCCTGAAGCCGAGAGCGTACCGTCTTACAGAATACGCTTGTATCTCAAACAACACGCGCTACGGCGCATCAACAAGGAGTAGTAATGTCTCACACAGCATTCCACTTGGTTTACAGGCCAAAGAATTTGAGCCGAGTCATCGGCCACGAAGCGGCGGTCACCCGTTTGCAAGGCATGGTCAAGTCTGGTAAGGTACCGACCGCCATGGCCTTCTTTGGTCCTTCCGGCACTGGTAAGACCACGTTGGCTCGCGCGTTCGCTGCCGATATCAATGGCCTCAAGTCCATCGGTGACAGCAGGGACTACATGGAAGTCAATGCGTCGGCCCAGAAGACGATGGAGGACGTGGCCAAGTGGAAGCAAACGGCGCGCTTCAAGCCCCAACACAAGAAACGCGTCATCGTCCTGGACGAGGCGCAAGGCATTCTGTCCAACGGTCAGGCAGCCAACGCCTTCCTAAAGGACTTGGAAGAGCCGCCGGCCAACACGCTGTTTGTCCTCTGTTCGATGGAGCCAGCGAAGTTCAGCAGTACCGAGACGGGCCGTGCGTTCCTCAAGCGCTGCAATCAGTTCGTGCTGGAAGAACACACGACCTCCGACCTGTTGAAGCAGGCCAAGCGCATCGCCAAGGCCGAAGAGATGAAGTACGTAATGTCCGAAGACGACGCGCTCCTGAAAGCCGTGGCAAAATCCGTGACCGACATGCGCAGTCTGGCCAACACGATGGAAGCGCTCCAGCAATACTGGGAGGGCAGTGAGAAAAAACCCAAGCGACTGACTGCCGAGCACATCACTCAGGTCCTGAAGTCGACCGAGAGCGCCGATGACGAACTGGCCTACAAGGTGATGCTCGCTGTGTACCAGGGTCAGTTCAAGGCCGTCATGCGCGGTCTGCTGGACGTGCAAGACGACTTCCACTTCGTGACCAAGCTGCACTGGATGAATAGCGCGGTCCTGAACAACATGGTGCTGGAAGGTCGCAATCACCGCAAGAACTGGGCGACCAAGTGGGGCCAGCAACTGCGCAAGGACGCTGGCCAACTCAAGATCACGCTCGGCACTCTGGCAGCCATCAACGCAACGATCATCGAAGCCAAAGCCAAGGCCTCGACGTTCAGCATGCCGGCCGTTGATCTGCTGTCGGCCGCACTCTATCGCATCATCAAGGAGACGAAATGAAGATTGGACAGAGCATTCGTGATCTGCAAGACCAGATCGCCAAGATGGAGGCCTCGGATCCTGAAGGCTACAAGCGGGTAACCCGCGTACATCACGAGACCTTTTCGGATCCGGACGATCCTAGGTTGACGCGTACTCGTGTCACAGGCGTGGAGCTTGACGATCTGCCGCAAGTCCACGCCGTCGATCTGACTAAAGGTCCGTGGCGCGTGTCAGCATGAGCGCGCTGGATCATCCAAAGGTGCGCGAGGCTCTGGAGCGCATTCGCAAGGAGATCGAGTTTGCCAGAGACATGGGCTGGGCTCCTGACACAGATCCTATTGAGATCCAAGTCACGATTCATAAGCCCGTGGACTCGATCAACGCCAGCGTGAAGTTCAGCGCGTCAAAACTTTTAGATGAGAAGGACCCGACATGACTACGCTGCGCGAGTTTATCGAAGACCGAATGGCGACGGACAAGGATAAGAGCGATATCGATGTTGACCTGACTGGCGCCGATACTGTCGAAGCCGTAAGCGAGCGCATACGTGCAGAACTGATGGCACGAGGCATCGACCCTGATACTGTCTACCCAGTCGGCGTGTCGGACATTGGCCCGTCCACTCTCAATCCTGAGACGCACGAGTTCACAGCAACATTCCAGTATAAGCCGCACTAAGAAACAGCCGCCCTCTTGAAAAAGTCGGCGGCTGTTTTTCGTCTCGGTAGTAAATACCTTGATCGACAACAAGAGGAAAAGTCATGAGCATCACATACACGCAGGCCTTCACCATTCGCCACGACTCTTTGACCAACGTAGTAGCACTGCTGCCCACGGGCTTCATTCTCTTGCATGCAGGATGGGAACTCGCACAAGGCCCGGGCGTTATCGAGATTCACTACATGCACACCCGCGTTCAGCAGCAAACGCCGTTCCCTCAGCTGAGTGTCATTCGAGCGGGCACGCCGGAAGGTTACCAGAAGGTCGTGTTCATCGTCCGCAAAGTCGGAGAGACACTGCCTGAGGGCTACAACTGGTGCATGCCCACCAAACTGGACTCCGTTCATTACCTGTTCTATGCGATCCAACAATGAGTCAACACATCACAGGCCTCACCTTAGAGGACACGCTGCTGTTCAAGAATCTCCACTTCGACATACCGAAGGGGCTGAGCGTTATATACGGTCTGAACCGCACAAACGGACGCAAGTCCATGCAGGCCAACGGCGCTGGTAAGTCCAGTGCCTTCGCCGCCATCGGCGAGACTCTATACGAGGAGCCAATCGTCGGCCTCAAAGAGGACACGATCAAGCAAGGCACCCGAACCGTACACATGATTCTCGATAAGAAGAAGGTCGATGTGGTACGCAAGAACTCCAAGCTGGAGATCGTGGTCAACGGTAAAGCCAAAGAGTTCCGCAAGAAGTCGGATGGCAAGGCGTGGCTGGCTAAGTACCTGCCAATGTCGCAGGCTGAATTCAACACCTACGGCTTCCTCGATGCGCGAGTGCCCCATCCGCTGGTCATGGGCAGTTCGACTGAGCGCAAGCGCTTCTTTACCGAGGCCTTCGGTCTGGACAAGATCGACGTGGAGCGCCGCCTGTTTGAAGCCGAGCTGGCCAAGCTCAAAAGGGTCCGCACCGCATACAAAGAACTCAAGGCCGTCTTCGACGCCGACAAGGCACGAGCGCTTCCGAAAGAAGAACGCCTGAGGCTCGTGGCCAAGCGTAAGCGTTACGAAGCCGAGTTGGACGAGTTACAGCGCAAACACGTAAGGCTCCAAGACATAGCGCGCCTCCTCGCTTTCGAGGAGAGTTCCAAGAAGCAGATCAGGCAGTTCAACGAACTGTGTCCAGATCTCGACGAATACAGCCAGCTCTACGCCGACACTCAGGCGAACCTGAAGGACAACAAGGCCAAGCTCAAAGACGCTAAAGCGTGGGCCGAATACCAGCGAGATAGTCGCAAGTACACGAAGGCCTTTGAAGCCCTGAGTGATGAGTCCAAGGCACTGATAGGCAAGCTGGGCTTCAAGAAAGCGCGCACACGCTGCAAAGAAGCAGCGACCGAACTCGATGAACTGCAAGGGCGCTTGGAAAAGGCAGAGCGTCATAAAGACAGCAAACCTGACAAGCCAATAAAGCCAGACGAGGCCAGACCGACTTCAGACCGTAAAGAGTTACGCGCTCGTCTTGAATCCTTGCAGCACAAGCTGGTGCATGCCATAAAGTTTGGTAGCGGCACTTGTGGTGAGTGCGGTCAGGAAGTGAAAGTCAAAGACCCGAAGGAGCTCAAGCGAAAGGTCAAAGCTGTTGATGCTGAACTTGGGCTTATAGACCTGTGGGAAGAGTACGACGAAGCTAAGGCAGTGTACCGCAAATGGGCGGACAAGCAAGCAGAATATGACGACGAAGGCGAGAAGATTGGTGACTCGATAAAGGCACTCAAGCGTCTGCGTCGTATTGGCAAGGAGTTGCGCGATCTGCCAACCGAGCCCGAACCGTTTGAAGGCCGCAAGCTTGAGGCCGAAGTCGTAGAGCAGATGGTGGATGAAGATCGCAAACGCCTAGAACTACTGGAGTTTATAGATCCCAACATCGACAACGTGCGAGACCTTCGCAAGCTCACGGACAAGCAGCGCAGTGCCGCATCTATAGGTCCGAAGCTGAATCAACGCATCAACGACCTTCATGAAAAACTGTCGTCGTTGAAGGCCAAGCTTGAGGTCAATCGTAGTGTCACCGATGGCCTTCAAAAGATGAAGGATCGTCTGCTGGAAATGCGGGCCGAACTCATTAACGAGGAGCCGCTCAAGCTGTTGGTCGAAGCCTACTCGGACAAGGCAATGAAGCGCATGGCCATCAAGTCTGTGTCGACCAAGCTGATGACCGAGATCAACAAGTATGCGAAGCTTATCTTCCCTGAGGACTTCGAGTTCGGGTTCAGCTGGGAGTCGTCCAAGATCAGCCTGACCGTTACCCGCAAGTACCGCAAGGGTAAGAAGCTCAAGACCTTGACCTCCGACGTGCGCAAGCTCAGTGGAGCCGAGTCCAAGCTCTACACCTTCATTTTGGTGTTGGCACATCTGACGTTCGTGCCACAGCGTAAGCGCTCCAACGTGCTTATTCTGGACGAGCCAGACTCGAACATGAGCGCAGAGACCACGGAAGCGTTCAAGAAGTTGCTGCCGATACTGAACAAGGTCATTCCATCGATCATCGTTATTACACCACGAACCGAGCAGCGTTATGACGGCGCTCAAGAGTTCACCGTCCTGAAGGAGAAGGGAGAGGCCAAGATCGTCGTCGGCCACCCAAGCATAGTGAAATGAAAAACGTCATACAAGCCTACGGGGTGTTGGCATCCCCACTGCAACTCAGCGCCGCATTCACGTCCAACGGCGTTAGCCACGTCATCATCGATTCGTCTTTGCAGGCACGACCCACGGTTAAGGACGTGGCTCGAAAGCAACCGGCGTGGCCCGTCATAATTCCGTCGATCAAGGCGTTCAAGCGTCACTGGTTGCCATACGATCAGCAGATCCTATACGTGTGTGGATCCATGGCAGAACTCCAGAACACGAACCTGCGCATCATCAAGGACTGGAAACAGAGCCTTCAGAAATCGCTGCGTTACGCCACGTTTCATCCTCTGTACAACGACTGGGAACTCGTGGTGAAAGAGCCTACGATGGAGGACTTCGTGAGCGTCGCAACCAAGCCATCATTCTTGAATCACATACAGGCCGAGATCTACAAACTCACGCCATACGATCTACGCAAGACCGTACAGGCCATGGTCATCTCGTACTTGGCTGGCGTGGAAGGCTTCACCAAGCTGCGCCAGAAGCTGAATTCGTCCTACAAGTTGGAGCGTCTGAAAGCCCTGATGGCCGATCCTCAGTGCCAGACTCTGCGCAACGCCGTGGCCGATTACAGAAAGATAGGAGACGAAGAACAGGTTGCTAAGGCCTACGGTGTTGAGACCTTTGAGATCATGTACCTGTTCAAGTCCTCGGCTAAGAAAGCTGGCTAGGCCCGCAATTTAACCTTTTCGGAGGACCCATGCTTATCACCATTGTGATGCCGGATCAGTCCACTCCTGTACTTTCTGTGGCTGATACGGACTTGATCTACGACGGTCAGAACTACGTCGCACCGTGGGCGGCGCGTTACGTCGAACTGTACACGCTGCCTACACATGCTCTGAGCCTGCCGTTCGATACCGTACAGTCTCAGGGTCTGGATGTGGCGGCTCGCATTCGAGCCTTCATCACCAGTCGGCTGCCTGATACAACCGAACCTACAGATCCCAGTGTTGTAGCAGTCCCCGATCCAAGCCCCGGCACTTGCGTGTGCTTCGTTACCTGTAGTGGTACCGAGCTTCGCTTTGTCAAAGTCGAGATCGACACCACACCTTAAAAGGATTGACCATGACCACTCTCGCACAAGCGAATCGTGTCGGCGTTCGCGCCGGTAACCAATTGGGCCTGCCACTGGCTGCCCCGTCCACTCAAACCATCATTCCGGTAATCGTCGGCAATCGCAACGGCCCAGTGGACGACGCCGGCCACCAACTGATGACCAACGGCACCATCGTCGGCTGGTTCTCGATTGCAAGCACGACCTTCGACGGCACCGAGCGCTCGTTCACCATGACCGAAGGCCCGCTGCCTATCACGACGGTCACGCTGCCTCAGCTGGTGCAGGGCTCGCCGACCCATCGGGTTGAGCAATACATGGCTGCGGTCTTCAATGACCTCGACGAGAAGACCAAGCCGTGGCTAGGCTTCCACGGTTTCATCGACACACGCGAGTCCCAGTATGCCCTGCAATGGTTCATGCCAACCCAGGGTCAAGGCTACCGCTTCAATCGCGGCCCACTGATTACCGACCTGACCGTGCGCATGAACGCCAATGCCGGTGGCGGCATCCCAGCGGTGCCTCCGCCGGTCGTTACTCCGGCAGGCTTGAAGTGGGCGGTGGCCCTGACGATGGCTGACATGGCGCCAGACTGCGGCTTCTTCGACTTCAACTGGGTCGAACTGTTCAAGGCGCAGACCGTCGGCTACGAACCCCTCAAAATCGAGATCGTCAGCAATCCGGCCAGCGGCGAGTTCAAGACCACCATCGTGCCGTTCCCTGTCACACTGCCACAGGGCTCGGTCGAGTACAACACGTTGCGCATCATCAAGTTGCAGCCCGTCAGCGCCGGCGACTACGAGTTCAACTACTTGGTCAAAGACACCCATGGCGGCAGCACGCCAGTCAAGTTCACGCTGACCATCATCTAAGACGCGGCTCGCCCTAGTGGCGGGCCTTTTCTCATTCCAACATCGAGACAATAGCCTCAACAGGAGACGATAATGCTTGCATGCAAATTAGTCCTCGCTGTGCTGTTGACGATTACCACATACGGGGCCGCGGCAGTTACGCCAGACGCATGGACTACGCTCGATCTCAAGGCCACGATAGGTCTGATATGGGTCGTTCTACTCCTATTCTGGTTTGCCTATTGGCGAATCGTTCGCTTCGACCCCGATAGTAAATAAGAGTTTTGCACTTCAAGGAACGTCAATGAACTTCACAACAGAGTCCGCCGCAATACAAGAAGCCCTCCGCGTAATCGGACGTCTTGCCGCTCCAGACAGTGGCAACGTCACAATCAGTAGCAACGGCAAGAAGGTGTTTATTCAAGCGTCGTCGGAGACCGCACGTTGCTCGGTCAACATTCCGGCCACCGTTAGTGGCAAGAGCGGTGCGTTCGCCATCGCAATGAATGCTTTGCGCGACGCCACTAAGGGTCGCAAAGAACTGGAGATCGAATTCTCCAAAGCCATGTGCAAGATCAAGGCCGGCAGCTATCGCTGCGACCTCGCGACCGTCGACACTCTGGAGATGGAGCAGGGTGAGGAGGAGAAAGGTCAGAAGATCGAGTTCACGACCGAACAGGCACAGTGGATCAAGGCCGCTGTCACGACAGTAGCCCTCAAGCCTACGGCACTACTCTCCACCTTCATGCCCATCGGTATCAAGCTCGGCAAGAAGGGCGCGTTCGTCGCCTGCTTCGACGTGAACCACATGGCGTTCCTGAACAGTAGCGAGATGCAAGGCGACATGGAGATCAAGCTGCCGCTAGACACTCTCAGTGCCGTGCTGGACGCGTTCGGTGGCAATGCGTTCGTGCTCGAACTGGGCAAGGCCAACGTCAAGGTCGGCAACAAGCTGGTCAATGTCGTGCTCAGCCTCCCACAAGAGGAAGAGAACGAACTGACGATCAAGGACGTCATCGATACTGCACGCGCAGCCAAAGAAGCAAAGGGCCAGACGCTCAGCCTCAACAAGGAAGATCTTCTGGCGTTCCTCGACAACTCGCGTTCCGTAGCTACCAAAGAGCGTAGCGAAATTAAGGCCAAGGTCGAAGACGGCAAACTCAAGATCGAGGTCACCACGGTTCAGGGTTCGTCCAAGGTCACCTTGAAGACCAAGGCCAAGAACTGCGAGTTCTCAATCGACTTCGAGTATCTTGATGAGGCGGTGCGCAAGGCCGGCAATGTTGTGGAGATGACGCTGGTCAAGGGAGAGTTCCTGGCCATCAATCTCAAGACCTCGACCATCATTCTTTCGCTGAACCAAGAATGAAGATCCTGATCGACGTACGCCCCGGCGCCTTCATCGAGGTGGACGGGGCTTTCTTGCTGCCGACCCAAAATCTTGCGGCCGGCACTGACTTGCAGGTGGGGCCAGCGCTCCCAGTTAGCTGCATGTTCGATATCAACTTCATGCTGGTCGGTAGTCAACGTGTGGGCTTCCTTTTCAAGACTCGTTTCGAGGTTGAGAACGGAGGGTCCTATCTCATGACCTACCTCCGTAACAAAGGTCCAGCAACCGCGTACGAGACCTTGGTCAAGGACGAAAATCTTGTGGTCTTTCACTACGCCAACAAAGGCTCGTTGGCCATAAGCCCTTTGGTCAATCCAGAGCTGGCCACAGTATTCGAGGAGCAGTAGATGGGAATTAAATCAGATATCCGCGAGTCTGGTGACTATCGGAAGTTCAGGAAAGTTGTGGCTCAGGTTGAAGCCCGTCTCAATATCGACAAGGACTTCGAGGAAGCGCAGGCTCTACACAGCGGGCGCACGTCGCGCAAGCTCTATGGAGATCGTCGCTACTCGCCGAAAGCACTGCTGGACGCCTCGTCGAACGACATGGGTGCAAGATCCCGCTTGGTAGAGATCAGGGTTCGAGCATCCAAGCAGATCGACATTCTGAAAGAGGCGTGCGACGCCATGAAGTATTCGATGCTCACCAACTTTAGCACCGAGATCAACAAGCGATTTACCACGGTCGGCGCCCGCAAGGCCTTTACCGAGACGATGATTGCACGCGCCCTTGAGATTCAGAGTGAGGGTCAGGCTTTCATCAAAGCCTTGGACAGCTTCATCGAGGATATCGACAAGTCCGGGTATCATCTGTCCAATATGACCGACATCCTGAAGTTGCTGGAGTCGTCCAAAGCCGGCAAGGTAATCTAAGGAGCGTCTATGAAGATTCAAATACAATGGGGCCCTCAGCGAAACGTGCTGACCATGGAGGCCACCGAGTCGGAGCTCAGTAGGGCTGCGAATTTTGTGGCCGAGACGTGCGAGAGTCGCGGGTCCGACTTGGTGGCCGTTGAAGCCACCGACTGTCCTTTGGTCCGTAGGATGTTTGTCGACCACCTGAGTCACAAGAGATTCAGCTTGGTCGAACTCACGGACGAAGAAAAGAACGTGGTAGGTCTTCACCTGCTGTACAAGCGAGGCGGCTGGACGCTTGGTCCATGCGCAGAGAATAATTGGGGACGCGATGGCGAAGGAACTTAAGGTCATAAGCAGGGAGGCGTTCTTCATTCGCAAGAAGGACATTAAGCCAACCGACGTTGATGCGATAATGCAGAAACACACGCACCTGTTCTTCGAGAAAGACGGGCAGATATGCGAATCCTGCGAGTTCAACGAAGATCGACAGAACAGTGAAAGTGGTCTGTCGGATCAATGTCCGCAGTGCGCGGCCTTCAAGGGCGGCGTGAGTCTGGCCAAAGAAATGGTGATCGGACAGAACAAGTACATCTCGATTCCGGCCGGCGACCGCAAGGGCATCAAAGCCATGTTCAAGGATCGTGAGTTGGTCTTCAAGTCGAAGCGCCCGAAGACAGAGATGAGCCGCAAGATCAAGTTCACCGGCGAGCTTCGTGACTATCAACGCGAAGCCGTAGATGAGATCAAGAAGACTAAGTTCGGCATTGTGAAAGCGCCACCCCGTAGCGGTAAGACGGTGTTGAGCACCGCGGCTATATGCGAAATAGGCGGCAAGACAATAATCATGGCAGCACAGCGCGAGTGGCTGGACGGCTTCTACGAGACGTTCTGTGGCTCGGAGACTCAGAAGCCGCTTACTAACGCCAAGAAATCCCAGGTCGGCTTTGCACGTACGCTGGAAGAGTTCGAGAAGTACGATGTGTGCCTGGTCACGGTGCAGACGTTCCACAACGAGCGTGGCCAAAAGCTGTTGAAGAAGATCAGGGATATGTTCCAAGTCCTGGTCGTGGACGAGGTGCACATGAGCGCGGCCCAGAAGTATGCGTCTGCTGTCTCCAAGTTGAACACCAGATACCGCATCGGTCTTAGCGGCACTCCAAGTCGCAAAGACGGTCGCATGGTAATCGCCGACTCGTTGTTCGGCCCCATTCTGTTCGAGGCCAAGGTCGAACAACTGCGTCCTCGCATCTCTTTGGTACGTACGGAGTTCCGACGTCCGAAGTCTAAGGGACGTCCTCTTTGGACCACACTGGTTAAGCAGTTGGAGACCGATCCTGCTCGTTTAAAGCTGATTGCTAAGTGGGCGATCAAGGATGCGAAGGCCGGCCACATGGTTCTGATCCCTCTCAGTCAAGTCGCGCCTATCAAAGCCTTGGCCATGGCCATCAACAAGATGGTGGGCAAGCGCATGGCTCATCCGTTCTGGGGCGGCTTAAAGAAGGACAAGCGCAAGCAACTGATTCAGGATGCCCGAAACTATAAGGCTCGCATTCTGGTCGGCAACTCAAAGCTAGTGAGCGTTGGCACGAACATTCCTCGCGCATCCATGATCTACGAAGTGGCCATGAGTTCCAATCTGGAGAACTGCCAGCAACGCATTGCCCGCGTGCTGACCCCTTGGGATGACAAACCACCGCCAGGTGTTCGCATCTTCCTCGACGAGTACGAGGTGCGGAAAAGCTGTTTGCGTAACGAGTGGTTCAAGTGCATTCTGCCAAAGTTCAAGCCAATCGTCAGCGACGTGGACATGAAGGTCATGAAGTCCTATCTCAGCGCCAGAACGCCTGAGGGTCACGCCAACTGGGAGCTATGATGCGCACCCGCCTTTATAGGAGTCAGCATGATATTCAAGAGCAAAGGAAGTTTTGAGGCCAGAGGTCGAGGTAAGATATTCTTCGTCACTCTGCCCATGAAGGTCAAGCCAACGTCGCTGCTGGGTAGTCCTGTGGTGATCGACGGCGCTCCATACGTATGCACAGGTCTGGAGTCCAGAGGCCCCGCGCGGCCCGGTATGGAAGTCGGAATGGTTGTGAGACCACCGAAAGGAAAATAATGGAATACGCGCTTGTGTTCGATCACAAAGAGAAGCACGCGGTCTCGGAGATACTCACGCCGATGAGCTATACCAAGGCCAACGTGCTACTGGACTTGAAAGATCCGGTCCACGAACGAGTGTGCGCCCAGCTAGATCGAGGTCTCGACGTCTATCTGGTGCAAGCGCGTACCTATACCGTGCGCTCGTTCGTAATGCTGCGGCGCTGTCTCGTCAAAGGTACGCGATTGTTCATCGACGATCAGGTGCCGGAGTTCTACGTCGCGCTGTTGAAAGAGCATTTCGAGGTCTGCGATCTTGAAGGCGGCAGTAAATAGAAGCAGGAGGTTGTATGGACTTTATCAAGCCCGGAAAAGGGAAACCTGGAAAGAAAGCAGCAGTAGTCAAGCAGGTAGCAGCACGACGTCCTGTGGACGAAGACGATCTGCCTGTACGAATCGAAGTAGCCAAGAGCGGTACAGTTGGCCAGACGGTGCCGGGCTCTGTCTGGCGGCAGACGGCATTCAAGTGGAGGCCAGAAGCCTTCGCCACCCAGTCTGACGAACTGAACGAGAAATTTATTGAGGCCGGGATACAAGATCAGTCCTTGGTGCAGTTCATGAAGAAGCCATCGCTACCCATGATCTACGGAGTGTCAGGCAATCCTGACGACACAAAGGCAAAGCTGTTCGCCGCATATCTGATGGACAAGCACTGCCGCAAGCTGGGATCAGATGCGAACCCCTGGTGGATTCAGCTGACCGGAGGATTCGACAATCCGTACCTAGACACGAACAGAGCGCGTCCGACAATGATCGTGCTGTGCGGTCTGACGCCGCAGTCCACGAACACGAAGTTGGAAAAGGCGCGAGACATTCTAGAAGCCTACCCCAACGTGCCTCGCATCATTGTCATAGCGGGTGCGGATCCAATGTCGTTTGTCAGCACGCGCCTGCACGTGCCGGTACACGGCTTGGCTTACTTCTGTGAGGCCATAATCAAGTCCAAGATCGAGGTCGTTTAAATGAGCCAGTTAAAGCTAGTCAGTCCTAAGGCGGAGCTCGCCGTTCTTAGGGGAATGTGTAGTAAGGACAAGAAGATCGCAGGCGCCCTACTAGCGGGCGTTGACGAGTCGTACTTCCATAGTCCAGAGTCAGTCGAACTCTATCAGGTCATCAATCGGATCATGGCCGACACAGGCGAGAGCCCGAGCTACCGTCTGTTGATCGAAGACCCAGACCTGAGTAAGGAAGCACGCGATCACATGCGCGAGTCCCAGGCCACCGCCGTCACAACGACAGCCGAAGCCAAGAAGGCGGTCTCCAATCTGGAGAAATATCGCAAGCGCCGTGGCGTCTACAATCTGGCGGTCGATCTCTCCAATCAGTTGAAAGCCCCAAAGGTCGACATTGATGGTCTGCTGCATCGTGCGACCTCTGCGATCTCGGTCATCCGAGCGAAAAAGGCGACGGATGAATCGTTCCTGCACTTCGGCAAGAACAACAATTCTATGAAGACCGTCGACAGCATTCTGTACGACGACAACTCGGTAGACGTTATTCCCACAGGGATCGAATCGTTCGACAGTGTAAGCGGCGGTGTGTATCGTGGTGCGCTGTTCACCATCGGCGCCAACAGCGGTGGCGGTAAGTCGATCATGGCCACAGTGCTGGCCAAGAACTTTGCCTCCCAGGGCTACAAAGTTGTACTCGTACCTCTGGAAATGTCGAAGAAGGAAATGACCACGCGTCTGATGGCCTCAGTGTGCGGCGTTGACTTCTCCGACCTGTGGCTGCAACGTCTGGCCACGGGTGACAGAGATCGCATCCGTAAGAAGTTCCGCAAGTGGCTGAAGAAGGTGAAGCAGGCTGGCGGTCGCTTGACAATCTACAAGCCAGAGCAGGACGAGACCATCGAGGAGGTGTTCGCGGCCACCGCGGCCTATGAGGCCGATATCAACATCATCGACTACATCGGCTTGCTCAAAGGTGTGGACGGTGACGACCAAGTTCGCGCCCTCGGACAGGTAGCGCGTTACGGCAAGATCAACGCGGAGAACACTGGTCGGGCCAACATTATGTTGAGCCAGCTGACCGACGACGGTAAGATCAAGTATTCGCGTGCCATTGCCGAGCACTCGTCATTGGCATGGACGTGGATGGCCACACCAGAATCGAAAGAGACTGGCGTTACACGCATTGAGCAGCCAAAGTCGCGTAACTCGATGGCGTTCCCGTTCTACGTCAAGATCGATTATGCCAAGATGCAGATTCATTCCATGGATATGAGCGCTGCCGATGAGGACAGCAGTCTCGGATCCATCGATGTGTCGGCGAAAGACGGCAAAAAGAAACGCAAGGACACCTTGCAAAACCTGGCCTCAGATGTTTGAGGCCTTAACCCTTCCACTATGGAGAAATGTATGACCCAAGAAGCACAAGACCAACAAGCCGCACAGGCTCAACAGCAGATTGTTACCGTGGGCTTTGAGAAGGCCCTGACCATCATGAATCCTAAATGGCGCAAGGTCTTCACGCCGGATCAGGTGAACCAGTTCCGTCACTTCTATCATCAGGGCGTTCAGGACATGAACATCCTGAACACGCTGAACTACCAGAACGCGCAGCAGAACCTCCAGGCCGTTCTGAACACGATCATCGTGACCGGTAACGAAGAACGCATCGCCGAAGCCCAGGCTCTGGCTGAAGCCCAGGCTCTGGCCGCAGCACCCGAGAACGGTGACCAGACTGCAAAGCCAGAATCCAAGGCCAAGACCCGCAAAGCCGGCTTGAAGGCAGTCCCAGCACCTGCTCCGGCCAAGAAAGCGGCAAAGAAAGGCAAGCGCTAAACCAGTCCGCAGGACCATGCTAGGACGCTCTAAAACACGTCCTAGCGGCGCTATTTCAGCGTCTACTGTGCAACCCACGTGCGATACTGTGGAAAGCGTACAGACGTGAAAAAGGCTGCATTCCCGTGAAAAGGAATGCAGCCTTTGTTTGGCCTATACCAATGATGTTACATGGCAGCCGTGTCTTCTACCTGACGGATGACTTCCGCGAGGTACGACGGGTTGTAGAAGTACAGACGGTTGTAGTACTCGGTCTGCTGGTTCACGTCTTCACGCGAGATGCCGCTAGCCAAGATCTTGTTGTGGGTTTCACGCGGGATCGCTACAGCGTCTTTCGGCAGAGCCGACGCCACCTGCTTGGAATGGATAACTTCCTCGCGGCCGCTGGTGGAGCTCACGACCTTGAGCTTGGTGCCATCTTTCGAGGCCTTGATGCAGAAGCCGTAGTCCATGTCGCCCGAAGCCGAAGCGTAGGCGACGAATTCACGAGGTGCAGCAACGCCGGCACTCACCACTTGATTCAGGCGCGGCACGTCCGAACGACGGTTGACGCAGGCCTCCACCAGATCGCCCAGATCTTCCTGACCTTTGCGAGCCAAGAACATGCCGCTGGCGCCGGTCTTGACTTCCCACAGGGTGCGGTCTTCGTTGCTCATCAGGATGTTGGAGCCCATTACCTTGTAGTTGGCACGGACTTCCTTATCGTCGGTCGGACGCAGTTCTTGGTTGGCGCGCACATAGCCGATGGCGACGCCGCCTTTGCCATTGGCGCTGGCCTTGAGCATGCGGAACGAGTTCTCGACAGGACGTCCCATGTAGCCCATCTGCTTGGCCAGGGTCTCAGCCAACTCGGCTTTGGTCTGGTTGCCCGTGAAGGCCACGACAACACGCGCCAGCTTGGCGGTGATGAGTTCGTAGTCGGTGATCGACGCGGTTACGGTGTTGATGCCTTGAGTATTGATGTTCATGTAAATCTCCTTAAGTGACCGTCGGTGCGGATCGGATTGAAAAGCGCGGCTCATCGCCGTCGCTTGATACTACTAAGCCACGCGAATATACGTGGTGTTCTTTGCAGAGTGACCCGGAGCCGCCTTGACGCTCAGCTTCACATCACCCTTTTCGTACAAGTCGCCACTGCCCTTAAAACCAAGGGCCTTAAGCGCTTTCACACAGTAGGACTTCTTCGCATAAAACTCGATCTCGTCGCCGGCGTCTACGTCGCACATCTGGTCGTCTTCATAGTCGCACAGATCGTCGCAGAGCTTTTGCAGGACAGGATCCCTTTTGGCGGCCGCAAGTCGCTGCGACGCCTGAATTTTGATTGTCATGGCATAGCCTTTAATATGAATGAACAAGTCCACTGGTTTGGTTCTCCGGCCAGCATAGTGCCATCCGGATGAGGATCGAAATACGGCACGCCGTTACGTCCGACTACCGAGTGATGGACACCTGGGTGTCTAGGACTAGGTCCGCTCATCAAGTGATAGACCGACGGATCTCCTGGCTGCCAATGGTAGGCGATGCTGCGTTGCCACAGCACCAGATATCCCTTGGTCATCAGAAAGTCTTCGATCAGGTCATAAAATTCGTACACGCGACCTTCGGCCAGCTGCAGGAAGTGCGGCACTTCTTCTATTGGGAGCTCCAGTATGGAGGCGATTGAGGCTCGCATGCAGTCGCCATAGACACGCGGCTCATGCTGATACATGATGGTTTGACGCACGGGAATCATATCACCTCCTATAAAGAAATGGGCGAGCCGAAGCCCGCCCAGTTGTTAATCAACCGTCTTGCTCGCCACACTGACACCCACCTGTACAGCATTCATAGTGTAGAAGTGAAGTTGCAGGTTTTCGTCACGGGCAAACATTGCCTTGAGAGCCTGAAGGCTATCGCTATTCAATGTCAGAAAGATTTCTCCTCTGTCGTTCGAGGTCAGCACTTGAATGCTATCCCCGTCCTTCTCGATCTTGCGATGATGGAAACCCATCTGTTTCAGCGCTTTAACAGCAGCGCCTTGACTAGGTGAAGCTTCCAGTTTGTGGGCGTTCAGGCGCGTGGCCGCATGGGTGCGCATCACACATCATCCCAGTAGGTGTACTTGAAGGTACACTGCAGGGTGACGATGTTCGACGCCCCGCCGTCCAGAGCCACCTCGTTCATGGTCTCCAGATACAGGCCGATCAGGTTGGTGGTACGAACGACCTCTGGAATGTCGTTGTAGACGACGATCTGGCTGTCGACCTTGTACGCAGAAGCCAGCGCACCGCTGTTGTTCTTCCACGAGCGCGTGAATTCGTTCCAGCGACGGAACTTCTCACGCGTCATCCAGTCGGCCGTCTCCAGAAACGTGGCGTTCAAGGTGTGGGTGAACACCTTGGCACCCGCGAACGGAACCTTGACGCCGTGCAGCGCAGCTTCCATCGAGTCCACGGCAACGCCGGGCAGGTCTGTGGTCATGCACTTGAACGTCAGGTCCCGCGTATCCGACGAGCCGGGGATGTTCGGCAGGAACAGGTCAAAGTTGTATGACGCTGCTGGGTCCTGCAGACTCAATACGTCTTGCAGCGATGTACGCATTTAGGCCTCCACTTTGGATTTGGCACGGACGAGCTTGGTCATTGCTTCGATCAGTTCGTCCGCACCGTCTACGTTACGGAACATGCCGATGGTGCGCTTCAACTCGTCCTTGAGTTCGAGAATGGTCTTGCGACCAGTCTTCTCGGTGACGTGCCACTGCACCTTCAGCTTCTTATTGGCCGTGTCCATCGTGCCGCCTTCGATGTGCAGAGGGCTGCCTTCTTGCGTATGGTCCAGAGTGACCGTCAGCCACACGGTGGCGCCCGACAGTTTCTTTTTGAATTCCATGCCTTCGCTCTGTCCGGCCTTGCCGACGCGTTTGCCCTTCCAGCCCAGAGCCTTCTGTATCCACAGCACGACCTTGCCTGCGTCGTCCGCCTTAGCGGCCCGTACCATTTGTTGTGCTTCCACCAGACGGGCCGATGCGTTGATTTGAATTGCCATGTTTTCTCCTTAGGGGTGGGCGGTGCCCACCCACGTTGATTGATTATTGACCGCCGACCTGGGACAGAGCTTCCGAGAACGACACGCCCTGCTTGCTGATTACCATCTGGAGCTGGATCTCGTGGATCGGAATCACAGGCACGATGATGACAGTAACCCGACGAATACCAGAGTTAAACATGGCTGCCGTGTTGTTCGACGAATCGCTAATCACCTTGAAGCTGGAGATACCGCGTGCGTCTTGGATGCCTTGCAGATACTGGGTGCATGCACCGACGATCTGACGACCGGTGAAGTCGTCATTCGGCTCTTGCAGCGAGTAAAGCAGGAACTGGTACAGGGCCGTCTTCATCACGTTGACGATACGGCGTACCGAGACCCAGCTCAATGCACTCTGCTTAGCCTGCAACGTCTGTTGCTCCCACAGCGCGATGCCCTGGCCGACGAAGGTACGGGTGTAGTTCACCTGAGCCTTGAACAGTTCGGTCGCCTGCGCATCGTCGTAGGTCTCGCGGGTCTTCAACACATCGACCAGACCGCGATTCAGGCCCGCGATGGAGAACGATGGGTTGGCAACGCGGTCGGTACGGGCGCACAGCGCAGCAGCCCATCCACTGAACGGCACGTACTGTTGCTTGCCGTTGATGAGGTCGGCTTCCAGCACGTCTGGGCAGAACAGCGCCGAGTACGACGAGTTCAGGTTCAGCGTCAGTTTGCGGTAGTCGATAGCCGGCTGGAACTTCTGCTTCGACGAGGGTACGTCCAAGCAAGCCAGCGAGTCCCAGCGCTTCACCGCCAGGGCGTCCATGGCACGCTGTACCGTTGGGGTCGAGTGGCCGCCATTAATCAGCGTGTTGATCTGATACAGTTGCTTGTTGGCGAAGATGCCGTAAGCCTGCGCCACATCGAACTCGGTTGGTGCTGTGCCGCTGTCGCCGCCGGTCATCGACTTGCGCGCCGCCGAGGTAACGAACGGTACGGTCATCAGGGCCGGTGTGTTGTTTGTGACCTGAATGTACTGCGAGTACGGATTGATGCGCTCTTCCAGCTCGCACTCGATGCCGCTGCTATCCGTGTAAGGGCTCAGCGTGCAAACGAACTGCTCAACCGGATTGTCCACGCTCTCGTCGAGATCGTAGACGCTGACGGTGAAGGTTGGATTCGCAGGCGGCAGATCGGCCGGACTGGTGATCGGCTTCTTCGCCACGTCAGGCGGGATCAGACCCAGGTCGGACCACGTGGTGGCGGTGGCTCCAATCGTGTCCATCAGACCCGTGAGATTGCCGTCAGTCGAACGGCCGTAGATCATGTAGCCGTTGGCCAGGGGAACCGGGTCCCAGGTCAGGGTGATAACGCCGGTAACCACAGCGCCTACAACTTGCACCTGCACTGGCTGGGAAGCCAGAGTCTCACCGTCGTCACCCACAGCCGACACTTGATACTGGTAGATGCCGGCCACGATAGTACCGCCCGTGTTCGCCGAAGTACCAGCCAAGTTGGTTGGCGGATTCAGGTTGTTGGACACGATATCCACGGCCAGGTTCTTGGCGTACGAGCCCGGACCACGCAGCGGGTAGAACAGCGCGATGGGTTCGTCGGTTGGTGCAGGAACCAGCGTCGACCAGTCTGGCGTCAGCGGGTTCTTCACACCGTTCGGCGTACCGATCAGTTCGGTATTGGTGTTCGTGTTGTACATCAAGATGCCGGCATACAGGGCGTCGTCGTGAACAGCGCGACGGGCCCACAGCTGGTCGCCTTCTTTGAAGAAGTCGAGGCCGCAGTACACGTCGAACGAAACCTGTGCGTCCGGATTGCCGTACTCCAGCAGATAGTCGTCTGCGTTGGTGAAGAACTTCGGATCCGGAGAGCCTTGTTTCGCCACCACGACCTGGCAGCCCACCGCGGTCGAAGCCGAGGTGATGACTTGCGACAGGTCAATCTCTTGCACGCGCACATCGGAGGCGCGCTGAACGAGAATGGTCATTGTGCTTCTCCTTCAGTGGTTTTGTCATCGACCTCTTGCACAGGATCGAGGTCTGCGACAGTCAGTTGGCCGGCAGGCGCGCCGTCCGGTTGCAGATCAGCCACGGTCAGTGTGGTTGGAATCGGAGCCTGCTGTTCAGGCTTACGATTGGCCGTCACGTTGGCAGTCAGAACCTGAGGCTTGACGACGCGTACGCAGTCTGGGTTGCGGCCCAGCCACGCAGGATCGACGATCATGCCGGTGCGGAGCTCCACGCGCTTGCGAGGCACGATCTGCACGTCGTCTTTGACGCCATTCGCGTGAATGACTCCGACGTGCTGGGTTACTGCGGTCAAGTTAATGACCAGTACCTTGTCCATAAAATACTCCTAGTCAAAAGGAACGAATGTGAAGCCTTGGTCTGCGCCGAACATTGTTTCGAGTTCGATTTCTTCAATGACGCCCTGACTTCCAAGTTGAGGTTCCGATACCCAACCATGCACCACGAGATTAGTCGTGACCTTGTAGTGGCTATCGTTCTCTACCTTGTTCTCCAGTGGCGGCGTAGGCACCGTGTCGTCCATCGTGACGCCTATGCGCACAGGCAGCTGGCCATGCTGTATATTAAATTTGAGCATCCCGCACTTGTAGGCGAAGAGCCAGCGCTTGGCATAGCCCATCACGGTGGTAGACTCAATGCCAGTGAACTGATTGGTGCGGAATTCAACCTCGATGCTAAAGTTGACTGGCACCAGGCGGGAGGTAAATGCTTGCCCCTGTCCACCTGCTATAGGCAGACCACGTCGGCTCAGGTATGCGGACTGTCGTTGGTCCTTATTATGGGCCATCGACTGCACGGTAAGGAACGCGAAAGGCAGTTCCAACTCTTTACCTTCCTGAAGACGCTCCAGCGTGCGCGTCTTGTCTTGCGTTGTGGTGTAGATGGCCTTGCATTGGAACACTTGCGTGAACCGTTTGATAAGGCCACTCATCACTTGGGTTTCTATCGGTACGATTTGCATTATGGCCCCCAAACGTGACAAGGGAGCCGGAGCATTAAGCACCGGCTCCCCCGTTGGTATTACTTGGCCTTAGCCGCGCCCTTCATGCCGTCGAGCATCGAAGCGAACTGGGCGTCGAAGTCTTCGTCGTCCTCGTCCTCTTCGGCAGCCTCGACTTCTTCCGAGTCGCTGCCCTGCGGCAGTTCGTCGTCTTCGATCAGGTCGTTGATCTCCGACTCGTCGCCGATATCGAAGGCCTTCACCTTGGTCGGCGCCGGCTTGGCTGCTGCCTTGACGCGTTCGCCGGCCTTGACTTTGCCCGAAGCGGCTGCCTTGACGGCTGCTTTCTTCGAGGCGGTCAGGCGCTCGAATGCCTGTGCGTTGGACGCTTCCAGGATCTGCACTGCGGCTTTAACGTCGTGCTGTTTCGACGCCTTCACCAGCAGCTTGCCTGCGTTGACCAGATCGCCGTTGGCTGCCGAGGCCAGAGCCAGAGCCGCGTAGTCCAGCGTATGATTGTACTTCTTCATGTTTGTTCCTTTCGACTGGATTGGGTGCTGTCAACGTTGACAGCACCCGCGGTTGATTAAACGCGAACGGCTTTGGCGACCGAGCGGCTGTTGGCCACGGAGATGGCGATTTCTTCGTGGATGACCCAGCCCTTGCCTGGCACTTTTTCGTTCACGATATCGATCGGAGCCGAGTTGATGCCGCCGCGATCCGAGTAGGCGCCGTGGTTCAGCGCTTCCGAGATCACGAAGATTTCGCCTTGCGACAGCACCTTGTGTTCAGGGTGACGGTACGCGTCGGAGGTGATGGTCATGCCGTACATCACGCCCAGCTCGCCGGTCAGCAGCAGTTCGTGGCGGGCGACAGGATCGATCGCGGTGAAGAAGTCCTGGTTGCCGACGATATCCTGGTAGATATCGGAGGCGATCAGCACGTGCGGTGCTTTCAGGCCCCAGCGGGTGACGTTGTTGCGCACCTGCATCAGCGAGTACGGGGTCAGCTGGCCAGGGATGATGGTCAGGTTGTTGTCGATGCCGACCAGGCTGTTGACTTGGTTGTACCACAGACGGTCTTCGGCAACCATCACGGCTTCGGTCGCTTCCACATACTTTTCTTGCAGCACGTCGCCGGCGCTCTGGTTCAGTTCGTTCTGGGTGACGAACGGACGGGTGACGATGCTCAGTTCCGGCGGCATGTACCATTTGTCGCGCGTGATCTGGGTTTCGATCTTGGTCGGCGAGGTCGACCACACGGCGGTCACGTTCTTGGTGCGCAGTGGGAAGCGTGGGATGGTGCCCTGGTCCACGGTGATCTTGGTCAGATACTTGCGCATGAAGCCCTGGCGGTTCGCGGTGATGTACAGCGATTCGGCCATGCGCTCGCCGAGCACACGATGGACATTCACGTCGTTCTGGGCAGCCAGCAGCAGTTCACGGTTGGCCTTGGCGGCGGCTTCCAGCTTGTGGCCAGCGGCGTCGGTCACCAGGGTGCCGTCCGACGAGGCTTGCAGGAATGCCATCTGCTTGTTCAGCAGTTCACGCTTGGACGAGGCGTTGATCTCGCCGTTACGGCCGACTGCGCGTTCGTTCGAGCCCGTGAAACGGTACTCGGATGCTACGGTTGGGGTACGCGCAGCGTTGACTTTGATTTTCGACATTTGTTTCTCCTGTTAGTGTATGCTGTCGCGGTGGCTTAGACGGCGCTGAATTCCAGGCCCAGGAAGGTGACTTCCGAGGTCGGCACGGCGATGATCTGGGCTGGCAGGGTGATGCCGGTACCGGACTGGTCGGTCACTTGGCCGCCGGCCGCAGCCTTGACCGAGGTGGCAGCTGCCCAGTTTTTCGACGCGTCGAATTGGCTGGTGTACAGGATGCCGCGTTTCAGCAGACCGATCTGGCCGATGTAGGCGCCGCTGTAGCCGCCAGGCTGGGTATCGCCTTCCAGCGAGCGGGCTTGCACGACCGACAGTTGGTATTTGTAGGTGACAACCACTTCGTCGCCAGCAGGCAGGCCGGTGATGTTCTTGCCGCTCACGGTCGGGGTTGCGATTGCCGAATTGGTGGTGGTGTCGAACACGAAGGTCTGGTTCGCCACTGGAGCGAACTGCAGGGTCACGGTGCCGGTCGCTGGGACGGTCAGGGTTTCTTGCTTGTTGGTGAAGCCTTCCAGGAATGGAGCGGCCGAAGTGCCAGCAATCGAGAAGCCGGCGAACAGTTCAGCGGTGCCGCCAGTCGATGGCAGCACGCCAGCAGCTTGCGCGCCAGCAGCACGTACCAGTACCAGACCTTCAGCGTCGATTACTGCGCCAGGAGCGACTTGCGCTTCCGAGCTATCGACGTATTTCGAGAATGGGCCGTAGATCATTTGATTCTCCTTGAGTGAATTTGTCTTACTCTGTAAAAGTGCGAGGTGTGATAAACACACCCCGCGTGGTCTTAGAACAACGGACGGGTGCCGGCCAGAATCTGGTTGGCTTCGACGCTGAACTTACCGCTGGCTGCGGCATGGGCCTTGATCTTGGTGCCTGGGCGGGCCAGGGTTGCCTCGATAGTTTCGCCGAAGTCGGAGGTCTCGAATTCATCGTCATCGATGTCCTCGTCGCCACCTTCAGCACCGATAGGCACCATGTCCTCGTCAGGCTCGTCCATCACGCCCGACTGCAGGTCCATCATGTCCACGTAGCCGTCGCGTACTTCTTCAGGCATGGCGCTGATTTTGTTGGCCAACTCGATCACCTGCTTGGCGTAGGCCGGGCCGTGCTCGTTGAAAGCGTGGGCCAGGATCTTGCCGGCGCCCACGATACCCATGCGGCGGAACTCGCCTTCCAGATGGGCACGCAGTGGGTTCTCGACGTCCTTGAACATCTTGCGGTTGATACCCACACTTGCGATTGCCAGCGACTGCTGGAACGCCTTGTCCTTCTCGGCAGCGACCTTGCGCACGGCAGCCGTGGTCTTGGTCACTTCCTTCTGGACTTGTGCTTTGAGCACCGACTGCTTGGCCAGGCTCACGGTGGCCAGCGCGAAGCCCATCGACTTCAAGCCTTTGCGCAGGCCCTTGTCTTTGATCGACATTGCGGTGACGGCTTGGAACTGGTCGGTCAGATACACGTCGTTGCGACCGCTTGCGATTGCCATGCGGCCGGTCATGGTCGCGATGATGCGATTGGCCTTGATGCACAGCAGACGGGTGCCGGCAGCAGCGAATGCGACGCCGTCGGTATCTTCGTCTGGAGTTTCGTCCACGTCCAGAATCGACAGGTCTTCACCGGTCGTGGCTTCTTCAGGCTCAGGACCCGAGGCCAGGTCTTCTGGCTCGACCACGTCGCCGTCGGCTTCCATGTCGTCCAGATCGTCTTCGGCCACGTCTTCATCGTCGCCACTTGGCGGAGCGTCCCAGTCGGCGTCGTCGCCTTCGGCGGCTTCCAGCGGAGTAACTGCCATGTTGTTGTCCATGGTGTCACCAGCCGCTTCTTCCATTTGGGGTTCGTCTTCGTTCGACATATGGGTGTCGCCGCCTTCTTCGTCGACCGACGCGTCCACGTCGTTCGGGAACGTGGTGTTGTCGATCATGGCGTCAGGGTCATCTTCGGCGCCGAAGTCCACATCGTCGTCTTCGTCCGGATCAACGTCGCCCATGTCCAGGCCTTCAGCCGAAGAGCCGATGTAGCCCTGGTCAGGATCGATATCGTTCGGAATGGTGCCGACGTTGGTGGTGTCAGGATCGACGGTGCTGCCGCCGTCTTCGCAGCCGTCCATATCGGACGCGCTGACCTTGGCGCGCTTTGGTTTCTTGGCCGAGGCCAGGGTTGGATGCGAGTCTTCTTCGTTGGAGAAGTGGGTGCTGCCGCCCGGCTCGTAATCTTCAGGATCGATCAGGGTATCGACCGACATGTTGTTTTCGACCTCGAAGCCGCTGTCTTCATCAGCGGGTGCGCTCGTCTCGTTGCTGAAATGCAGCGAGGTCGAGTCTTTGGAGGCCGCGACCTTCTTCTTGGCTTGCGCCACGTTCAGGATTGGCATGGTGTCCTCTATAGGTTTGGGTTGCTACAGGTATTAAACTGTATGGTGTGACGCGTCGGATACGGGACTCTAATTCACGTCGATGACGTTTTCGATCCGGGTCTGCGCCTGCTCGATAAGCTCCAGGGCCGCGACGATTTCACCATGCGGGTCGCCTGCAAACTTATTCTTGATGCCTTGCAGGGCGGCGGCCTGCTTGTGTAACTCGTCGTTGACCTTGTTCAGCTTCTGGAGCGTGGAGTTATCCACGCTCCATAGGCTTGCTCACGGACGAAGCGGCAGCCAGACGTTGTGCTGCATTGACTTTGTTCATGTTACCGTCCTTTTGGGTTCAGAATTTGTTGGGATCCAATGTTGGAGCCGCTGGTCTTAACCGCAATAGTCACGTAGCCTTCCAGACGGCCTGGCGTCATCTTGACCTCTTCGTCATGACCCTTGTAGGTGTTGCCCACTTTCTTGAAGCCGTTGGAGTCAAAGAAAATGTGCATCTTGTCCGCGATGTTTTGCGGAACATCACCTACATAAGCACTCCCCACTTTCCGCAGCTTCTGGTTGTGGTAGATGCGATACAGGTAGTTCAGCGTGAACGACTCACCGGGCGCAGCACCTTTGGCTGCCATGAGACGGATCGCCGCTTTCATTTGAAAGGTCATGACTACTCCTTCGTGTGAACTGCGTCAGACAATGCAGTGGTCCAGGCCGGCGATTCCACCAGCGAGGTTTCGATTGGTTGGATGCCGTGCGCGTTACGGAACGCAATGTGGCGCTTGTTGTCCCAGCTGCGAATCTCGTTCCAGTCGATATCACGGTCGAGATTGACGTGGCCGCAGTTGTGCTTCTTGGTCAGAGGCGAACCGCAGTACGAACAGCTAAACGCATCGACCAAGGCACCCATCGAGTAGGTGTTGATATCGCCGGCGATCACGCGGCGGGCCATCTCCGGATGCTTCGTGCGGTCCACGCCGATCAGACCCATCACCTTGTACAGCTTACCGTTACCGTAGCCCTTGATTGGGCGCATAGCCGTGTCCAGAATGATGCCGTAGGCGTCGGTATGGATTTCGTTGCGGTGTTCGTAGTGCAGCGGGCATCCGGTCCAGGCCTTGTACGACTGTCGAGCCACAGGAGGTGGCTGGAAGGCCAGAAGCTCCTTGAGAGGGAAGCCGAGGCCGTTGCGATTCGGAATGTCCGAAGGGCAGATCGGAATAGTGGCCAGAACGTAGGCCCTGATATCTGGGTTGATATCGTAGACCTTCGCTGCGTACGGAAGCCAGGTGGCAAAGTCCAGCTGTTGCAGAGCTTGTTCAGCTTCCTTGGACTCAGGCACAATGACCTGAGTGCTCTGCTCGGAAGCAATGATGATTTTTTCAGCCATCACAGCGCTCCTACGTACAGCGTACCGTTACCGTTGAAGGTGACGCGCATGCAGTTGAAGCCCGGGACGTCTGCCTTAACGATGGCATTTGCGGCCACGGTTTGGCTGTCGGTCCACAAGCAGGCAGCTTGCGCTGCGGGTTCCGAACTGGTGGCGAGACCCAGACCACACAAAGTGTAGTCGATATCGACGCCAACTTCCGATTGGAAGAAGACGCTTTGATTGAGGCCGCCGGACGGCAATATCGCGCTCATGGGGATGTAGCCGATATCGCCGCTTTTGCCAGTCATGGAACCCCCACCTGCTTGCGAAGGTTGGCCTGCAACGCCAACGCCTTCGTGAGGCTCACCACGCGAACCACTGCTGCTCCAGTTGCCGATGAATTTGGGGGTTGCCATAGATTACTCCTGTGGGGTTTCGTCCGATGCCTCGTCTTCCGAAGCACCGCCTTCTTCTGGGCCGTCGACTTTTTCTTCGTCTTCAGCCGACTCGTCTACTGGCGGAGTCTCGCCTTCGTTCTCGTCGCTGGCCTTGTCCAGACCGTCGCCGCTCGACTCGTAGGAGCCTTCGTCGTGATCTTGACCATCGCCAGTCTCACCGTTGGTGAATTGCTGTTCGAGGTTCTGCTTAGGCTCTTGGCCCTGCGGCGACAGGCTCAGGGGCTCGTCTACTGGAGCGGCCACTGGAGCGGCTGCTGGAGCAGTCGGCGGCTCAACAGGCAGGGTCGATTGAACTGCGGCGTCCACGTTGGTGGCCGGTGGGATAGGCGCAGCACTTGGGCTGAGGCCGAGGCCGTCGGTCAGGGCCTGGAGTTTTTCCAGCGCGGCAGGGAACGCCTGCGGATAGGCCATCATGTGGGTGACGTTGGTCAGTGGCAGCCCCAGTTCACGGACAGCAAAGCCGTGAAAGGCCTTGGTGTCGGCACCAGTCCAGTCGTCACCGGCGGAAGCGGGATAACCTTTGCTGCGCATGATTTGTTTGAGGTTAGCGTACATAGCGATTGTCCTTCTTTGTTGAAAGTATCAAATTGCTAGGCGCTGACCACAGACGTAAAAAAGCCTCGCGGTCCCGAGAGACGGCGAGGCTTTAGGCACTACCTATTACTTGTCTTGTTCCACTTCGGCGTTGCGGAACTTCTGCTTCTTGAGTTTCTTGAACTCGACTTGCAGATCCTTGAGGTTCATGATCTGAATGCCCGAGGCCAAAATCTCGCGCATCTTCGCACTCACCTTGTCGACCGTCAGGCCGTAGTAGGCCATGCGATCTGCTGCGTGCTGCCAGCGGATACCTGGACTACGAACCTGCATCGCGGCCTTGGTTGCAGGCTGGCCACGAGTGTGCATCACCAGATAAGCACCACCGTCTTCGATCATCGGGTAGGGCTTGAACTCCTTCGGATTGGCCGATGGCTTGAGCTCCATACGGAAGAAGTTCACCATCTGGTTACGGGACGCGAACTTGTATCCCATCTGACCGTTGTGCAGCGTGCCGGATTTCAGAAGCTTGGACAGATCCTTGATGGCCTCTGCCGCGCCCGTTGCTTTCTCGAACTTCGGATCGAAACGGAAGCCGGCGTCCCACCACTTCTTGAACTGCTGCACCAGCTGCGGCGAGTTACGTACCTCAGCGAATACATACGGCTCTTCAGGACGGAAGCCCAGGGCCTGAAGTGCGGCCGACGCATCGTCACCATCTTCTGGATAGTAGACGATGCTGAGGAAGCCGTTGGAGATCGAGAAGTGCAGTTCGATGTTCAGGCCGTTGACGATCTGTTCCTCTTTCTGCTTCTTCAAGCGCTCCTGCTCCTCGGCCAGACGCTTCTGCTCGGCCAGACGCGCACCTGCCTTGTCTGGTTTGAAGCGAGGGCTCTTGGTCGTCAGCGGACCCACGACAGGCATATCTTCCGAAATGCCCTTGATGATCTGCTGGCGCATCTCCACACCCTTCACTGCCTTGTCAGTGATGACGAAGGCCGCCGAGTATTTGACTGCCACCCAGTAGCCGTTAGGCAGGCTGACGTTGACACGCTTCTTGGACGCTGCGATACCCTTGACGACGCCATCGCCGAACTCGGTGTGGACCAACTTGCCAATCAGCGCATCGGCCAACGCTTTGTTCTTGCGCTCTTTCTCCGTCATCTTGGTTTCGTCTGCGCCCTCATCACCCTCGTCGTCACCTTCACCGCCTTTGTCAGCGACTTCAACCGCAGTGTCGTTCGTGCGCAGGAATTCGTCAACACGCACCAGACCGCGTTCGGAACCCTTGAACAGTTCCAGACCAGGTACGTACGGAACGTCGGACATGATGGCCGCATCTTTTGGACGTGGCGCGATCATCAGCGGCGTGAGGCTCAGTTCACCGTGGCGCTCCCTGTACTCCTTGTAGTCGTCGAACTTGACTTGATTGTGTTCACGGTAGGCGTCCGCGTACTCGATCAGGTCTTCCCGGGTGTTACGCGCCAGAATAGCGTCGGCGCTCATCGGGATCACAGGTACGTCCGGCAGCGCATCGTAAGCCGGGTTCTCCGCGTTCTCAAACTTGGAGACCGCGATGATCTTGGAGATCAGGCGGCTGATTTTGGTCACGTCGTAAGTACGATTGACCGCGATCCAGTCGAAGTAGATCATCTCACGACGATCAGCCTTCTTGAGTTCAGGACGATTGATACGCGAGTTACCTTGCTCCAGAGTGCCAGGGTTCCAGACGTTCTCGACCCGAATCAGGCGCGATACGTGCTGGAAGTTCAGGCCCGTGTTCATGGAGTTCTCCACACCGACCATCCACTTCTTCTTCGCGTCGGTCTCGAACGCGGCACCAGCCTCAACCTTCTCGCCAGCGGTGTACAGGATACCGGAGGCCTGAAGTTCTGGACCAGCAGCCTCGAAGATTTCCTCCGCGCTCTCGATGTAGTTGGTGAACACCAGAACCTTGCCCTCGATTCCTTGGGCAATGTGCATCTTAATGAGTTCCAGGATCTTGTTGACCTTAGGGCTACGCAGGTCATCGCCGTGCAGCAGACGTGCACCCAACTCGTCCTTGCCCGGTGCAGTCAGGAACTGCTCCAAGCGGGCCAGATAGAAGCCCAGCAGACCCTCGAGGTCTTCCCCGGCGTTCTCGTCGGCCGCGTCCTCTGCTTCCTGATCAGCTTCCTCGTCGAGGCCTTCGTCGCCGTTCTTCTGCGGATTCTCCAGCATCAGAGGCTGCGACTCGAAGAATTTCTTGAGTGCCGGATTAGTCTTGGCGTCTTCTCGCATCTTGTCGAAGGCTTCGGTGAGGATTGCTTGGTACACCGAGTGCTGCGCCTCGCTCATTTCCACAAGGTGCATGTCCTCTTTAGCCATAGGCAGCAGAGCCGCCCATTCCTTACGCATGGCCTTCGCGACCACGATACGACTGCGGATCATGCTCATGATCTGCTGCTGTGCTCCAGGCTTCCACTCGATAACGCGGTTGCCCTTCACAACGGCGCCAAAGCGCTTGTTGAACTTCTCCCTAGATCCGAACAGGGTTGGGTCCAGCATCGCAACCTGAAGCGCGAGGTCGGACGGCGAGTCGTGGGCCATCGTACCGGACGCCAGACGCTTCTTAGGAATGTCAGCAATCAGCTGGAGGGCTGCACGGGTACGCTGCGAGTCGTTCTTCAGGTTGTGCGATTCGTCCATCATCGCGTAGCCGAAGTTGAACTGGCGCAGGAACTCGATGACCGGGTAGATTTTGACGTTGGTCGTGCCATAGCACACGTCGTAGGCCTTGTTGCGCAGCACATCGTAGTTGACGATCACGATGGTATTGCGCGGTGCACTTGCCACCATCTCCTGCAGACGGTCGAAGCCGTTACGGAAGATCACGTCCGACACGATTGGAATGCAGTTCACCTGACCGCTGGTGAAGTACGTGACCTCTTTCACGTACTGTGGTACCAGAGGTGCGGGGCACAGCACCAGATAGGGCGCACTGCGACCGGCCTTGATCTCCATCAGAATGTCGATGATGGCCAGAGGGGTCTTACCGCCGCCGGCCTGAACTGGCAGAATGGCGAAGTCCGGACTGTCCTTCATGATGTTGCGCACCTTCGCTTGGTGCGGCAGCAGCGAGAATGGACGCTCCGGATTGTCCATGATCAGGGGTACCGACTCAGGACGCCAGTTCGGGTCCACACCCTGATTGGTAGCAGCGGCACGAATCGTGTTCGATTTGGTCAGCGTCTGTGTCAGGTTGTTGCCGTACTTGGCGATCAGGGTCATGGTGCCCAAGCGGGACGCCGTACCACTGACACTGAACTTCTGGTTCACTGCGTCCATGTTGGAGATCACGGCGGCCTGCACGGTCTCGATGAAGCGTGCGAACGGACGCCAGATTGGGTCACCCTCGATACTGATATCCGCCAGCTTGAAATCCTTCTCGTTGACAAAGCGACGATGATAGTCATAGGCCGTGTCCCAATACTGCTCTACAGACACGCCGCCGCCGACAATCAGGCGACCGGCAGTCATCGGGTCGTTGGCCTCGATCTCCTTGGCCTCTTCCTCGGTAAAGTACAGCGCGTCAGGCACGCCAGCGGACTTGCCCATCTCCATGAACATCATGGCGTCCTTGCTGTCGATGAGCCAGTGATTCAGCAGATTGGCCGCGTGGGAGTCGTCGCACGTTTTGAAGCGCGTCAGGTCCTGCACCTTCAGCACGCCGTTACCCTGGGTGTAGGCGAAACGGTTGTTCACCCAGTCGACCAACACCGGAATGTTGGCCGGCAGCTTGATCTTGAGCTCCTCGCCAGTGGTTGCAGCGTGTCCGGCCTCGCCCATATCGATCAGGCCGAAGGTGTCGTCGCCCTTATCGCCAACCTGGGAGTACAGGTCCTCGTAGCGCTTGGTGTTGTCCAACCGCTCCGGCAGCCAGAGCACAGAACCATCTGGTGCGACCGACAGACCATGTTCGTTGATGCGAGCCTGCGACTCGTGGATCGGTGGCAGGGTTTTGCTGATTTTCGACATGGGGAACGACGAGGTCGGTGCCGAGTCGCGGTAGCCCCACAGGCTGATCTGCCACTGGAGCATCAGCGGATACAGGTCCATGTTACGGATCATCGCCCAGTCGGTGGACGTGAGTTGCTGGGCCTCGTCCTTGGCGATTTTGAAGTCGGCAAAGACCACAGCCAAGCCGCCGACGTATTGCAGACGCAGGCCGAAGAAGCATTCCTTCAGGGCCAACTGCGAGTTCGCGTCGAGGCCCAGATGTGGAATGATCTGCGCGGCCAGCACTTGCTGTTGCTGAACCTCTGGGTTCTCGGCATTCGACTTCAGGGCGTCGGTCAGAGCTTGCGCACGATTGTCGGTTTCGGAGTGATCGCCTTTGCCGTTGGTGAACCAGAACTTGAGCTGGTTCACGTAGTTCTGGAGATCGTAGCGGTTGAACTCGGCCAATGGGACGGCGACCACGAAGTGAGGATCCGTAGTGTCGTTCACCTTCTTGAGCTTGAGCAGGCCGGCACGGCTGTATTTCTCAGCTGCCTGAACGTACAGACGCACGCCCTTACGATTCTTGCCGAACGACGGGTCACTGGCGATCTGCGGGAAGAAGTGGCTGAGCCACAGGCGGTTCATGAACACTGGTTCAAGGCCCGGGTACGCCGCGGTGTACACGTACATGAATCGCTTCCGACGATCTGCGCTCTTGAGGCGCAGGTGTTGAGGAACGACCAGGTTCGTGGTGCTTCGCAGTTTGTTGGTCATGGGATTTCCTTTGGTTGTTTGGGGTACGTCAACCGTGAAATTGAGTTTTGTGGCGTCGGGTCAAACGACAAAAGGAGAGACAGCCTTGGAACTGTCTCTCCTCTCCTTCAACACGTATTTACTAGAGCTTGCGCCTATGCCACTCGCGGGTCCTCGTGTCAGCCATGACGTGTGCCCACAGCACCTTGAGTATGAACTGCTCCTGCTCGGCGTCGGATGCCAGTGGATTGGGCAGCGCCGGCCTCAGGTCCAGTGCGATCTCGTATCCGATGTGCCAACGCAGAGGTAGGTTCGCGCCAGCGTTGTAGAAGATCATCTGGGTATGATGATCCAACTGCTTCCGATATACGCCTTTGTTTTTCAGCTGGAAGGCAGGCCACGGTTTCTTCAACAACCAATGGGTGACCGTTGGATCGACGGCCATGATCTCGCCTTCGACGCGCAGAACAAAGCCTTTGTCGGTGACGGTGCAGCTACGCCTCACCGCTTTCAAGGTTAGTATCTTGAACGCATACGAATTGTCCAGCACCTTGAGCACGGCCCGACGTGAATTGCGCAGAGCACTAACGATCTGATCGTTGCGTGTCTGCTGGAGGCCCGCGAACGGACTGGTGTTGGCTGCACGACACGCGACCACGAAGTCGTGTATGGCTGTGGCCCACAGAGCTTGAGCCTCACCTTCTTGGGGTAGTCCGTTTATCACGGCGTCCCAGTGGACCTTGCAGTTCGGGCTGAACACCGACGGGTAGGTGTCCGGCGTAGGCCGACTCTGCAAGGCTCGCTTATCGATTCCCAGGCCGGACCACATGTTAGAGCTCCCGATCGATAACGCCGTCGTCGTTCAGCACGTCCTGTACGTTGTTGGTCAGGCCCACGCCAACGTCGTCTTCCGTATAGCCGTCGTCCAGCGCTTCTTCTTGCTGGCCCAGATCGTCGTCGGTTGGATCGCCGTCGTTCAAGGCCACATCGCTGAGGCTCAGGTCGTCAGGATCGATAGTTGGATCGTCCAACACCTCCTCCTGATCGGCAGTCACGGTGGCGGCGCCCAGGCGCGCATTCGCATTCACCTGATGGATCAGCGATGCGGAGACCGGATCCTCCAGAAGGTCCTCGGCTTCGCCCAGCATTGCGTATGCGATGGACTCCAGCGTTTCCTTGTCGATGCCGATGGCCTCGGCAAAGGCATGGAACTGTTGATCGGACGGTTGTGGATTGACCTTCAGAAAGAGGCCGATGAGTTCTTGCAGTGCTTGTTGGTCCATGGTATGTCCTTAGTAACGGTGACGTGATTTGAGGCCGGCAATACGCTTCTCCAAGCGAACAGCCCATTTGAGGTAACGCTCGGTTGTGCGCGGTTGTCGGTCTGGGTCCAGCTGGTGTAGGCGGTGCTTTACCCGTTGGAGCATCTTGGAGTAGTGCGTGATCTTCTCCTGATTGCTCATCTGGCTCAGCAGACGCTGTGTGGCATTGACTTGGATCATGGCTATCCTTTCCGAAGATCGCGCAACTCGTCCAAGCTGTCCTTGAGCACCTTGCGCTCCTTCGTCGCGTCTTCGCCATCGGCCTCCAGCTCAGCGATATCGTCCCTGGCGTATTGAATCTGACGCTTCAGGAACTCAATGTCCTTTTGACGTTCGGCCTTGCTCATGCCGTGGGGCTTAATCTGGCCCTTGTCTTTGTGCTCCTGCGCACTTGGATGCAGCTTGGATCCTGGGTGATCGTCCAGATACTGGCGCTGCTGTTCATCGCTCAGATCCAGAAACCACTGAGGGTCCGAGCTGGCCATCAGGCGTTGTGCTGCATTGATTTTCATTTGAGTACCTTATTAAATTCTGCCCAGAGTCGTTTCGATACGTCCATTGATTTTCTGGTTAGATCATTCTCCAAACGAAGCGCGTGCTTATTTTGGTAGAACGCGGTGAACGCCTCGGCCACGAACTCAAATATGTTTTCTTGTCCATAGGCACTCGCAGCCTCATCGTTGTAGATGCCAGTGAAGTCCCGAATGAAAGAGCCAAGAAGGGCGTTATACTTCTTGGCTCCCAGTCTCCGAAGAACAAGGCCATCTAAAATATGTCCTGCTTCGTGAATGATTAGACCTGCGATAGACGGATCAACCATGGCCTCGTCCCAGTCCTTGGCGTGTTTCTTCAATCTGCCGTGATCTAGCCAGATATGCGGATGCAGATATATAGCGTCGTGAGCTTTTGTGGCCAACGAACCACTTGCGTCCATGACCTCTGCATCACCAGGACGAATTTCGATGGCCGACAACACAGGGTAATCTTTAGCAAGGCGATTCATGGTATCACGGACAACTGCGTCAATATCTGTGGGCAACTCCATCTTTATTTTTCCGTGCCATGCGGAAGCTAGTAGTCGTTGTGCTGCCCTAATCTTGATTGTCATGAGCGACTCCGATATAAATGATTGTGTCGGCGGTCGTGGCAGTCCTCACACAGGTGAATTAAATTCGACAGCACGGTGCGGCCGCCTTTGGACAGCGGCACGATGTGGTGAACCTCAACACCCTTGACCTTGAGACCCCTCGACGCGTGGTCCTCGCACAGGCCTTTGGAGCGCTTGCGCACCTTAGCACTGATCTCCCACCAGCTGTTCTTGACGCTCATGCCGTTCTGGGTGGAGTAGCCATCCCTGCGTATCTTGGTGACGCCGCTCGCGGTGCGACGGAATGAGGCTGCCTTGCGAACGACAGCGCCCTTAGGTTTAGGCCAAGCCATATTCAGGTCCTTATTAACGTGCCGTCCTCAGCGTAGACGCGGCCTTCAACGTCATCGGATATGATGCCGTTTTGAAGGAAGCCATGAGA